TTACTTTGCGTTCATCTCCGCAATGTCATAGATCAGCTGTTTGGAATCTTCCCATCCGAGACAAGGATCGGTAATGGATTTTCCGTAAACATGATCTCCGATAGACTGATTTCCCTCTTCAATGTAACTTTCAATCATCAGACCCTTTACCAGAGAACGGATATCGGAAGAAAGCTGGCGGTTATGCATCACTTCTTTTGCGATACGGATCTGTTCCTTAAACTTCTTTCCGGAGTTGGAATGGTTGGTATCAATGATGGCTGCCGGATGGATGACATCCATTTTTTCGTACATCTCATGAAGACGGATCAGATCTTCATAGTGATAATTCTGGGTGGTATTGCCGTGCTTGCTGACTGCACCGCGAAGAACCACGTGAGTCAGAGGATTTCCGGTTGTCTCCACCTCGTATCCGCGATAAACGAAATGATGCGGATGCTGTGCCGCGTATACAGAATTGAGCATAACAGAAAAATCACCACTGGTAGGATTTTTCATTCCGGAAGCGACATCAAAACCACTGACCGTCAGACGATGCTGCTGATCTTCTACCGAACGTGCTCCGATGGCAACGTAGGAGAGAAGATCCTCGACATATCCCCAGTTTTCCGGGTAAAGCATTTCATCGGCACAGGTAAGACCGCTTTCTTCGATTGCACGGATGTGCATTTTACGCATGGCGATCAGACCCTCGATCATATCCGGAGCTTTTTCCGGATCTGGCTGGGAAGCAATCCCTTTGTAGCCTTCGCCGGTTGTACGTGGTTTGTTGGTGTAAATACGCGGAACTAAGATGACCTGATCCTTGACCTCTTCCTGGATTTTGGTCAGACGGCTCACATAATCACATACAGAATCTTCGTTATCTGCAGAACACGGTCCGATGATTACGAGGACACGTGAATCTTTACCTGTAATTACATCAGAGATCATGAGGTCTCTGTGTTTTTTTAATTCACGAAGCTCCGGGGAAAGCGGATAATCGCGCTTAATGTCTGCCGGAGTCGGTAATTGGTTTAAAAATTCAAAACTCATTTTTTTCTCCTATCTCTTAAGTTCGGATATCACATACCGTGACTATCTTAATGGAAAACGGGAAAAATGTCAAATAACAGGAATCGGTTGTTTCTTTCGGGCTTTTAGAATATAATAACAGAGAATTACAACACAGCAGGAGGTGCAGAGATGGAAAATCTGCTTTGTATAAAAGGAAAGATTATAGGAAAAGGGAAACCGCTCGTGTGTGTGCCGGTCATGGAGTCTTCGAAAGAAGAAATTTTAAGAGAAACCAGAAGGCTGGAAGAAGCACACACGGAAATGATTGAGTGGCGTGTGGATGCGTTTGAAAACGTGGAAAGTCCGAATGCGATCCGCGAAATATTAAACGAAATGAAACATATCATAAAGGAAAGTATTCTGGTGTATACCTTCCGTTCTAAAAATCAGGGAGGGTGCAAAGCACTTTCCGCGGCGGATATTTATGATATTCATCAGGTGGCGGCAGAATCAGATGTCGTGGATTTTATTGATGTGGAATATTTTGAAGCAAAAAATCCGCAGAAAGAAATAGCGAGGTTGCAGGAGATGGGAGTATATGTGATTGCTTCCCATCATGATTTTGAACAGACGCCGGACCCGGAGGTGATCCGCATGCTGTTGGAACAGATCCGTGAGAGTGGCGCAGATGTCGTGAAACTGGCAGTTATGCCGCAGAATATGTGGGATGTATTGCATTTGCTGGAGGAGACCAACCGCTTTCATGAAAACCATCCGGATCATCCGCTGATTACCATGTCCATGGGTGCAAAAGGGGGGATTTCCCGCGTGGCCGGAGAGTTTTTCGGATCGTGTGTGACATTTGGCGCAGGCGGGCAGGCGAGCGCACCGGGGCAGCTTCCGGTAAAGCAGCTGGAAGAAATACTTCATATTTTACATCAAAGTGTGGATTGACTCTAAATTTGAAGTGTGATATAGTAAAAAGGCACTTGTGAAATAAGAGTGCTATGCAGCCGTAGTATAATGGATAGAACGCAGGACTCCGACTCCTGAGATGCGGGTTCGATTCCCGCCGGGTGCATTTATTTTTTTAAGAGAAAATGCAGTAAAATCAATGGATTGAGCAAGCTGTTGCGAACAAATGTTTTGATTACTCGTGATTACTCGAACAAAATACAGAAGAAAGGAGAACTGCACAAGTGCTTTAAGTTTTCCTCAACTGGTAGAATGTGAACGCATAGGGCGTTCTTTTTTATTGTCTAAATTCAAATTGCGTATTTCGCCCATATTCGTGTTTAAAGCCGTTCGACAATAAAATATTCATTTGATAGTTAAAAATTGGATATAGGCGCATCAGAGAGCGTGAGAGTAGCACAAAAATTTAAAAATTTTTCTGTCGGCGGCACACGGAATATTTCGTAATTTTTTCATACCCCCCTACCCCTCGAAAATGAGTGTGAAATTTCGATTTTGAGGTTGGAAAAATTTCGTTCAGATTTTTGAAAAATTTTTTTCTTGGATTTCTTACAACTTTCTTGAAAAAGTTAGACTGTGCCTATATTTGACTTGATATTTCAAAAAATGATATTTTGAAATGTTGGAGAAGGACACCGGGCCAGGGATAATTGGGAACCGTTCCCGGTGTCGAAAATTTATACATCCATAACATAACACACAATTCCCGCCGCCGTCAATAGGTTTCTGCATAGGTCTTGCCGTTATAGCGTACATGTGTATGCGTTTGATGTTCTGCGTCCTCTGCGTTCCTTTTGCGCGTGATCTGTAGCCAATCCCCGCCGCGCTGGGCGGTAACCTTTAATTCTGGCGACTCCAGCCACTCCACACCCTCAAACTTTGAATAGCTGCACAGCTTGCCGGATGCCACCGGATAGCCAAGAGCAGACACCCGGCGCAGAATTTCACGCTTGCCGATGTATTCCCATTTCTTTCGCATAGGCTTATACCTCCTTATATTGTGTTTATTTGTCAATGTGCGTGTGGGTGTCAGCACCCACAGAAGCCACGCCGCCGGAATTGAACCGGCTCACAACGCCACCAGGCACGCGGAAAGGGGCGGAAGAGTACCGCCCTAAGTGCTTTATTTTGCTTTTTTAACCGATATAATACGATCATCGGTTTTATCCTTTGGCGTGCCGTTGTCGCTGATCTTAACAATAACTTTCTGTCCGTCTTTAAAATGCAAGTCGGTGTCCGTGTCGGACATTTCCCAGATGTTACCGTCTGCCGTGTAAATGTCAAAGCCTTTCCCGGTCAGCTTTTCACCGTCCTCGTAGGTATAAGAGTAACTAAAATTCCGGACGGTTCCGCGTACTTTGTAGGTGTGCGCCGTCTTTGCGGTTGCTGTAGTTGGTGCAAGGTTTACAAGGGTAACTGCTGCTAATGTGATAGCTAAGATTTTCTTTTTCATGGTTTCAAGTCCTCCATATTCTAAATTTTTCCGGTTGCTCCGGGTAAAGACAAGCCGGGGAATCGAACCCCGGTAAACGCCGCCGCTTGCCTATGCGATCGCTACAAGTCTATCGTTTCGCATTGTTCGCGTGTATTCTTTCCCGCTTTTGTCGCAAACAATAACACATCTGACGCTTTTTCCGCTCTTGGTAGGCTCAACGCTCTTTATTGTCTCTGTATAACCAAAATTCCAAATTGTAATCATTCCCGGCTTGAGTTCCGCCGCCGGGATAGCGTTTCTTCTTTCATAAATTCCTTGTAATTTAACTGTAGCCATAAAATTAACCATCCTTTCATTGTGTGCCCTGTCTCATCAGTGTAGGTGGGGCAGTTCCTACAGACCGCCGCGCGGGCGGTTTCGACTATTGTAGACTTTCCAAGATCATTTCTATGGCGTATCCTCTTGAGCATTTTTCCGCGCCGTCCCATCTGTTTGCTTCGATCATTTTATTCGCTTCTGCAACTGCTTCTTTTTCGCCATATCCGCAAGAGATAAGCCAATTTACTATTTTCTCCATATTTTCCCTTTCTGGTCTGCCATCATCAGAGCCGGGCGACCATCCCACGGCTGACGCTCCAAGATCGGAGCGTTTCGGCTAAAAATCAATGCTCGTATAGATTTCCAATATTTCGCGCCACATATTTTCCTTATCGCATCCAAGGTTTAGATCTTTGATGTGGAATATCGCATGATCTCCGTATTTCTCGCGTAAATCTTGGAACTGGTTGTAAACTGTTTCAAGTTCTTCCAGATCATCAATATGGACGATGTAGCGTTTATGCTCCGGATTCCGGATTATATAATTGCCCTCTGCCTGTGGCACCGATGAAAACAATGCCTCGACTTCAACCTTGCTTTTCCGGTCGTCCTGTGTCTTTCTGTCGATCATGTATACAACCGCCCATTTCATAAACTTTGTATAATCTTTCATATCTGTAAGCCTCCTTATAAAATTTCTGAAATCTGTAAAACCTGCGCTTCGCTCAAATGATCAATAACCACATTTCCGTTTGCGTCGCTCAATTCGTATTCATCCGGGAGAGTGGTAAAACCATCAAATTGATTTGAAAGGTAATAACCTTTGCTTTCTAATAATGCTGTTGCTATTCTCATATCTTTCATTTTGTTGTCCTCGCTTTCGTGCTTCGTTTGATATACTAATAGTACACGACAATAGATTATAATACAATTGACATAATACACGAAAATAGACGACACAAAACAGCGGTTTATTGTGCAATATGATACATGAGAATAGACGTTGACATGGTGTGAAAAATCTATTATCATATATAAAAAGAAAAGAGGTGTGGCGCATGGCGAATTATGGCACAAACGGATATATTGACTTTTCCAAGCTGTGGAATATCTTAGATAAGAAAGAATATAATAAACAGTGGCTAAAGAATAACGGAATCCATTCTAATACTGTAGCGAAGCTGACCAAAAACGAAAATGTAACTTGTGAAGTTATATGTAATTTATGCAAACTGTTAAATTGCCAGCCGGGCGATATTATGGAATATAAAAATAATTAAAATACATGAAAATAGACTATTGACATATACACGATAATAGACTATAATACAACCATAGCAAAGAGATAGAGCAAAGGCGAAAGCCAAGGAGGAAAACACCATGAAAAAATATATTGTAAAAGATCGGGGCATTGAATGGAGTTATGACAACAAAGAAAAGGCTGCTAAGAAAGCCGCTGATCTGAACACGGAAGTAACAGAAAAAACCGTGTGGAGATATTACGCCCCATATTATACAAGCGGCACTGCAAACTATCGGGAAATCACGGGTGAATCTTTAATAGACACAATAGAGAAAGGTTTTGATCGGATCATAAAAGATTATGATCTTGGCGGCGTTTCAGGCTTGAAATTGAAGTCTGTTAAATTACAAAAGGAAGATGGGTATGCGAATTTAGTTGTAGATTTTATACCACTCGGAAAACTTGGAAAAGAACTTTCAGAGGAAGAAAAGGCAGTAAAAATTGAATGGGTTACAGATGATGAATTCCAGGGCGAATACACTTTTACATTGAACAAATAAAAGGCTGGCGGAGCCGATAAGCTCCGCTATTCTGCATTAAGGAGCAAATAAAAACATGGCTAAAGTTGTAAAAAAATGCGTTGTCTGCGGGAAAGATTTTTATTGCGAATCATCGCGTGACATTGTGACCTGCTCGAAAGAATGCCGGTTGATACATTTGAGCCAAACACATACGGGGTTAAAGCGCTCCGAAGAGAGCAAGCGCAGGATGTCAGAAACAAGGCGCGCGAATCCGCGAAATACAGAAATACAGCGAAAAGCTACAGAAGCCGCAAAGAACAGTCCGAAATCCGGACGGTTTGAAACAAACAGGGCGGCGATAGATTGGCATTTAGTAAGCCCAGAGGGAGAGCACTTTTATATTCACTCCCTGTCCTTTTGGCTTAGGGAAAATTGCAATAAATATTTTGGAGTAGGGCCGGACAGCAAGCAATTTTTTAATATAATTGCGGGGTTGAGCCGCGTTAAAAGATCGGTTCTTGGGACACTTCCAGAAGGGCAACGCCCCGGATATAGTTATAAAGGTTGGTCAGTGATTCCGACCGAGGATGATAAACAGGATAAATAAAAGATTGGACAAGGGCAGTTTTCCGACTGCCTTTTTTCTTTCTCTTGCGTCCAGATCAGACCAATTTCCCGGACATATTCAAGGCATTTCAAACAAGATGGAAATGATAGAATAGTATTAGTTTTGTTGCAATGCAACACCGATGCAACAAAATGCAACAAAATTGCAACGTAGATATAGAGTAAGAGATAGAGTATATTCTCTCTTGTTATATTTATATATATTATTAAGGGTTTAAAATACAGTATATATAAAACCTATAGATGTATTGTAAGTGTATAGACGCATGCGCGCAGTGTAAGTATATATATCAAAAGATTGTTAAAAAATAAACACCTATTGCAAAATATTCAGAAACAGTGTAATGTTAATTACAGGCAAAGAAAAAGTGTTATTGTATTATTCATCACACAGAAGGGAGATGTGTATATATGCCAGATGTAGAAGTATACAGGAATGATATAGACATGTATATACATCTCTGGATGGAAGAAAGGAATATAGAGGATTTATGCAAAGTATCACAGAATAGATGGTATAACTGTTGTAAATATATTTATGAGCATGTATTCAAAGTAAATCCAGAGTATCTAAAGGACGATAATAATATCAATAATGCTTATGACACAGACAAGGTAAACGCGGTATTGGATGTATATATAGACTTATGCAATGATTACGAGAAAGTAATAAACATTGTTGGGTTTACATTCTTTACCGGAATACATAGAGATACGCTAAACGGGTGGGTTAATGGCGTTCAACTTGGCTCGTCGGGTTCCGACGTTTGCAAAAAACTCGACGAAATGCGCGAGGAAAGTCTGGTAGGCTTGCAGGTCTCCGGCAAAGGAAACCCGATGAACTACATGCCGTCGCTGAATAAGTATTGCGGCTTTAATATGCCAGGCGTAAGAGCACAGGCGGCAGAGCATACGCAGAGTATCGAGCAGATCCAAGCCAAATATAAGCCTGCGGAATTGTGCGAAAGTGGCAAACAATTAGACGCACCGGAACCGGATTTCTAACATGAAATTGTGCGAGATTATTCTACAATTCACAAATGCAGTAACACCAATGGCTGTAGCGTTTTAACTATTCGTCAACTATTCGGAAAAGCTGGGTTTTGCGAATAGTTAAAGCGTATGAAACAGAATTGCACTAATTGTTTTTGATTAAAACACAATTCAAACGCAGCGTGTGAGCATGGTCTGGAAGGGGTGCCGGGGGTCATGTGGAAACACACCCCGGGCGGTAACTTAGCCCCCTAAGTTAATTCAAAATAAAAAGATCGCCTTCACTGAAAGGAGCGTATATGAATCCACTGAAAATTACTGAGCCAATAGATTCTACAGATTCAGAAGAATTTCAAGAAGAGGTAAACAGAATGATAAGTTCACTGTCCGAATCTTACGAGGTAGTAGACATTAAATACTCTACACACGTATTCAATGATTGGAAGAAAGGATATAGCGCAATAGTCCTTTACAGATAACCACACCAAAGATAATCAATTCAAACTCACATCAGATAAAAATTCAAAAGTTACATTCGATAACGATTTTCAAAAATTTTCAAAAACAAAAAGAGGTCAAGCACTATGAGAACATTGATTGAGTATATCCGTTCATGTTTCTGTAAGCATGATTGGGAACTTTTGTTCAATACAGACATCATGGATGGCAATAAGCTGTTTAATAGTATCAAGGTGTATCGTTGCAGGAAATGCGGGTTAGAAAAACGATATAAGGCCAGATAGGAGAATTTGTATGGATAATCCGATTCCAAGAGTTAAGGTCGTAAATCCAAATGAAGGTTGGATGGGAACTGAATATTACATAGACGACAAGAAGATTAAAAACGTCAAAAGCGTTGATTTTCGTGTTGCGGTGGATGAAGTCCCACATTTCACTTTTGAAACCATGGGTCTGCCGGACATCGATATGAGCGGTGACATTAGATTCAAATTTACACCAGAGACGGTTCAGCAGGCATCTGTAGTTTTACGAAATGAGTTAATGACCAGCGGCGGACTGTATCACATTTTCTTGGGAAGCATGTTAAGTGCATTGGATGATAGCTTTTGGGATTCAAGGGATAGAAACGGGAATGATCTTGACCTTGGAGAAGAGGATTTCCAAGAAGCTGCAGCATTGATGTTGAATCGCTTGATAGGGATTGAAAAATGAAAGGATGGGAGATATTGATATGGCTTTGAAAGTTATTGCAACAGCTACAGATGCCCTCGTAATACTGGGACTTATGAGAGGACAGGTAAAACAAAAAGACAATTCAAACGCAATGGGGTATTTGCTTTCATACGCGATCTTTGCAATGAATATTATGACCATTTGGAGATAACAACATGACAATTTATGATCCAATATTTGGTATTTACTTTCTGCCGCCAATTTTGAGCGTGGTCGAAAGAATACATATAACAAAATCAAAGGATCCGGAGACCATCGGAGATTTGCTCAATCTGGAAAGCGACGCCGAGCATCAGAGCGAGAAATCGGAGCATCCGGTATAGCTTAAGTCCGCGGGCAATGATTCTTGGCAGTTGGGCGTTGGCGCTTGAATTATGTTCGCGGACGAAAAAACATTGGGCTATCGCCAAGTGGTAAGGCACAGGATTTTGATTCCTGTATTCCCGGGTTCGAATCCCGGTAGCCTAACTGGTTGCATGCTGACGATCCATGCAACCACATATGTTTTTCTCATATGTACTTGAACCCTTGGTTGAATGTTTCAAACATTTGGGTTCCTCCTTTCCCCACTAGGACGATTCTGTTAAGTGCGGTGCGAGACCGTCCGGTGGTGGTCGCCGCAGATAGCGGCATTTGATGTAAGCCTATATGGTGTTGAATGATGATCGTTCCGTAATTTGCTGACGAGCAATCCATATAGCAGTCAGACTTGAAAGTTTGGGCGTCTATCCCACGGCGCCTAAATTTTCAAAAATATAATTCCCCATATGGTTAGGCAGCGGCAGAATGGGTATTGCAGGAAAAGAATCCTATCGGTAAGAGTGTTGCAAAGTGACAGGCGGGCGATCATCCGTAGTCAGCAACAACACCTTTTCAGAAACCGATAATGCAAGGTTCGAATCCTTGCCTGCCTAAACGGTTAAATTATGCTGCTTGCTTGCAGGCGGTCTATGATTTAGCTGTAATCGGCATTTTGTATGCCTAGTGCAACGCATGGCACGATAAACATTATTGCTAACCGTCTGATGGCGGTTTCGGAACGTAGCTTAATCGGGAGAGCGGCGGGTTATCGAGGTTCAATTCCTTTTTATGACTGTTGGGAGCACACTTGCAAGCGAAGGTTCGAATCCTTCCGTTCCGATGGTGCCGAGCTGATCTGATACTGTATGCGTAGCGCGGTCGCGTACAGAGATATGGAGTGAGGTGTCCGCGCATTCCGGGGAAGCGGCAACGATTGGCGGTGTTGCGTCTGACTGTAAATCAGTTCCCAAGTGGTAAACATTGGAGGTTCAATTCCTCTCTTCCCCATGAGCGAAAGCATCCATTTAGTCCCGCGTAACCGGTTTGCGAGATTATCCTAGGTTATTTGGATGTGAATAGCAAAGACTTAAATTGCGTCACAGCAGGCGTGGATTGGTGTCACAATCGACCGCGTGTCTTTGATCTGTTAGTCAAGTGGCCAAGACACCACCCTTTCACGGTGGTAACACGAGTTCGAATCTCGTACCGATCATTCTGCCAGAAATGGCAGAACCCCCATATATTTTATACGAGGAGAGTATATTCCAAGCTCTCCTCGGTCTTCCGCAATGGCTTGTAGTTCAGTGGTAGAACGCCTGACTGTTAATCAGGATGTCGTGGGTTCGATCCCCACCTTGCCAGTTAGTATGCGTTGTCGGAATAGGTAGACGATATTGCCGTAAGCGGTAGAAAGCCCGCATGAAATTGTACAATGTAGTGCAAAACAATTTCAGTGTAGCGGTTTCACTACGACCGCTATATACGTCTGTCTGTTGGTCAGAAAGAGGTCTCCAAAACCTCTAACGAAAGTTCGATACTTTCCGGGCGTGCTTATCATTATCTCCACTTAGCCGGGTGCTACTGCAATAGTCCCGGTCGATGGAAGACTTATTGATGGTAGTGGCATCATTGGAAACAGAAAACCCTTCCGTGACTAGAAATTGCAGATTTGAAAGCGGTTGGCATGGTTTGATCTGACAGGGTTCGATTCCCTGTGTCGCTATTTTGAACATTGAGAATTGAATATTGGTGGTTGGATATTGAATAAACAGTACAAAAGTGATATAATTGATTATCATTAAACAAAGGAGAAATATTATGCCTAATAACCAAAGAAACAATAATAACAATAACCAAAGAAGCGACAAACAACAGCATCCTATTCATGAGAGAAGAGAGTATAAGGACTATGGGCACACCCACGAGAGGATTGAAGAGAGCGGATCTACTAAAAATCCTCCAAAGGAGAGATAGTGAGTCCGGACAATATTATTAAGGTAATTGATGAACTACCTAAATATATTTGTTATATTTATCCTGGGTACATAACGATGTATTTGTATTACTACTTTCACTCTCTTACATTAGAAGATACGACAGGAAAATTATTGAAAAGCATAGCTATAAGCTATCTTTATGTCGTTTTTCTTAAATGGCTCTTGGGTGTAATCAACTTAATTCCATTTATTGGTGTAAAAGATGATGTAAAAGGGGTCGTGTTCAATATTTTTTTAGTACTTCTTTCTGTTGCGATTCCATGTTCGATAAATTTGTTTGAGAAAAGCTCTAAATTCGAAAACAAGATAATCGCTATACGAAAAGCACTTAAGGTAGACACCTCATTTGCTAAAAATGAAATTGAGGTAATCCAGAAGAAGTATAACGATTTTATTTGGATTTATGTATACATGAAAGACAGCAATATAATGTATGAGGGTTCATTAACTGAAAAAGAATTGGAAAATGGTAGAACAAAATTTTTTTGTTTAAGCAAGTACAGAAAATATCTTTTACAGGAAGATGGAGAAAAAAAGAAACTAAAAGATTATTCAGATGATGAGAAAGAAAAAGTACTAATTTATTTCGATCGGATTTCACATTTTGAAATTGCAGATGTTGATAAAACAGAGTAACCAACCGTCACTATTCGATGGTTGGTATTTTTTTACGCAAAAATGAGGTGCATGATGTATTTTGAATTTGTATATGTTGGTTATTCAACAAAGCAATGCGTTGAGTTCCTTAATGGAATCGAAGAAAAGTTAAAGACTCATAATAAGCAGTTTGAATACGATAAAGAACATTTAGTGATTAAAGCCGAATTATTCAAATGTTCTGCATTGCCTATATATTCTGGTCGTTTATCCTGCCTTGGCATGGAAAACGCAGACTATATCTGCAAAGAAACTGCACGTCCGAAAGATTTTATTCCAAGTCCTGAAGAATGTTTGAAGATAAAAGCTATTTTGGAGTATGTTTCTACAAGATTTAGAAAAACTCCGAAAGAGAAGACGGAAAAGGAACTGGCAGAGTTGATTGATACTTTGATTGAGGTATGAGTATGATTACAAACTGCGTAAATTGCGGCGCGCCGATTGAAAGTGACAAGAAAGTGTGTCCTTATTGCAAAACTCCATATGATGCAAGCGGATTCAAGGCTGAAATGGGAGAAGTGTTCGGAGAAATTACGATTGGTGGAAGAACATGCAAAGTATATCTAGGAAATGTAGAGCATCATCAAATATTGCAAGCACCATATTGCGATGCGGATGGTACTTTACATCGCGGAAATCCAAAAACACTCCGTAAATTCACTTTGATTGAGGTGTAGAAATGAGATTTTTGAAAATATTTAAGAGAATATTCGAGAAAAAGCAAAAAGCAGATTCCACCCCGCGCATTGAGAAAGATACAAAGTGTGATAAATGCGAATATCTGCAAGAATGCATTGATAATGGAAGTGTCGTAGATTGCAAAACTACAAGTGATTCGAAAAGCCATTACATTAAAGGGCTTGGTTCTTATGCAAAATGTGATGGCGTTGAGGCGTGAATATGGTTCTAAATGTGTCAGAAGAACAGAAAAAGTTTATTGAATCGCAAGGACATATGGTTGTCGAGTTCAAATTGTGGTGCCGGAAACTAAGCAAAGCGATTCTTGAGTATGCCACAAAAGTGATTGATACATGGCGAGCGATAATCTTGTTTTTACAAGAACAGGCAATTAAAGCATTCAAGCATATAAAGGACTTTGTAGAACAGATTTCAAATGAATTAGAACCATACGTGAAGCAGTTGGAGTATGCAGATTGTGAGAAAGACAAATATCCGTTTGTTCGGTCACTTGGCAAAACGTATAAAGTAAATGTAAGCAGAAAAGTTATTTATCACAGATGCAGGGATAGGTGTTGAAAATGATCGTTAATATGGGAGCTAAAACTTATGAAATGAGCCGTAAGCAGGCAAAAGCTATTCTTGAAACAGCTAAGAAACTTGCGGATTGCAACATATACGGCATTGAAAAAGGTAATGTAGTGATTATGCTGAATGAAAAATATGAGGACGATATGAGCCTTAAGAAAGCCGTAGAAGAGTATAAAGCGAAAGGGTTTAGGGTGTATTGGAAATGAGTATGGCAGAAGCAATTGAATCAATAGAGCATGGCGCATTTGCGCAGTGTATGAATCCACCGGAGGGATTGACAGATGCGCGTTGCGGCAAATGCAACCGTCTTTTAGGAAAATTCAACGGACAGGCTGAAATCAAATGCCCGAAATGCGGCAAAATCAATAGAATCGGGGTGAACCAAGTATGAAAAAATTTTTAGCAATACTCATTCTATTAGCCATATCATACGGAACAAGTCTAATTGTAACGTGTGGTGTAATCAAACTTATTACAATATGTTTCGGGGTTAGATACAAATGGAAAATTGCTATTGGAATATGGTTTATTATTTGTTTGATTAAACCAGTTTTTGATAGAAGTGGAGCGGAATGAGCATATGAAGATTATAGAGCGGCATGAACCAGTAACACCAACTAAAAGATTAACCTGCGATAAATGCAGTTCGGTATTCGAGTTCGAGAAAATTGAATGTAATGTAACTGACCAGTTGGCAGTAATGCATGACGGGCTTGGTGGTTACAATATCAAGTGTCCTGTATGTGGGATGAAGTTATATTTTGATTGGAAGTAATAGAAAACTAAATATTTCAGAGCACCAGTTGCAGAGTGCCAAGTGGCACATATGTAGAGAGAGCCGAATTTCCAAAACTTGAGGAAAGGAGGCTCTTTTTTGGTTTCAGAACAGACGCGGGGAACCGCTGATTACATTAAAAATCACATAAAACAACATGGAATTGAATCCCGATCATTGTTTGATCTTTTGGATGTGGCAAAAATAGCGTTTGAAAAGGAAAATGACACGGAATGGGCGTTGAAAGTCACTTCGTACATCAAGGATTGCTGCAGGTGGGCGATTCAGAATAGTATTGAAGTCTTGCAGATGGACGAATTGTACTGGAAAACCATGAAAGCGGAAGCTCCGTACCATTTTGAGTCATTCCTTTTCTATATGGAGAAAAAGCGCCGGCCGGAAAAGAAATTCTATGAGCCGAGAAAGAAAACTCTTGGAATTGTTGTTCAAGACTTACAGGACTTGGAAGATAGAAAAATTGAATTTCTCGGAATTTCCCTTCCGCCACGAGTAGGTAAGTCCACACTTTGTATTTTCTTCTTAGCATGGGTTATTGGTCGGCATCCGGAGAGCCATAATGCCATGTCTGGCCATTCTGGAATACTTGCTGACAGGTTTTACCGGGATGTATTAAAACTGACGGAAAACGAGGAATATACGTTCAAAGAGATATTCCCAGAGATTGACTTAGCAAATAAATCATCTGAAAAGAATGAATTGTTTTATTCGCCAACAGAAGCTTTCGCCACACTAACATGCCGAGGAATTGACGGAACATGGACCGGAGCGGTTGATATTAGTTCGGATGGATATTTATATGTTGATGATATGGTTCGTGATAGAACCGAATCATTAAGTCCTATCCGACTTGAAAATCGCTACCAGGATTATTTGAACGTCCTTGTTGACCGTAAAAACGATGGTTCCAAAGAGTTAATGGTTGGAACCCGCTGGAATGTGTTAGATCCATTAGGACGTGTCGAAGCAGAAAATAAGAATAATCCAAAATATCGGTTTAGAAAGATACCGGCACTTAATGAAAAGGATGAATCAAACTTCCAATATGATTATGGTGTTGGATTTTCTACAGAATACTATCGCAATATGCGCGATAGGTTGGATAGAAATGAATGGATGGCAAAGTATCAGCAGATGCCATTCGTGCGTGAAGGCTTGATATTCCCTATTGACGAGTTGAATTATTACAATGGAGTTCTCCCGGATGGTGATTGTCTTACGGCAGCAGCATGTGATGTGGCGTGGGGCGGTGGAGATAGTTTATCAATGCCATTTGGAAAACTATTTGGAAGTTCAGATGATGGACCTATATATATTCCGGATTGGATTTTCAATAAAGGTGATAAATACGTTACAAAACCTCTTGTCGTTGCAAAAACGTTACAACATAAGCCTAATATTGAACGATTTGAGGCGAATAATGGCGGGGATGAATATGCAGAAGACATTGATAGACTTTTAAGAGAGCAAGGTTTTAAGACCAACATTACTTGGAAGAAAGCAGACAATCAGGTTGGAAAAATGGCAAAGATTATCCAGTATGCGCCAGATATTAAGAAAAGATTTTATTTTCTTAATCCTGAGTTACAGGGGGAAGAGTATAAGGCCGCAATGGAAGAACTTGGAATGCTTACACAAGTTGGAAAAAATAAGCATGAAGATAGTGCAGATGGATTAACACAGTTATTTCAGCTGTTTGATGGTGGCATGACAAAGATTGAGATTATGAGCCGAGCCGAGCTTGGAATATAAGGGGAGTGTGGTATTTTGAATAAAAGAAATTTAAATCTTGAAAAATATGGAATTTCCGGTAAGCGATACAAAGAACTTTGTGGATTTTGTGAGCAATATCCGGAATGGAAAAATCAGTTGAAATTCAGTAATGATACGGTTAAGAGCATTGAAATTACAGATATGCCGATCACACATAACAATGCAGATGCTACTGGCAATCTGGCAATTAAGCGAACCGGATTGGAAGAAAAATGCCGGCTGATTGAAGAAACTGCAGAACAAGCAGGAGAGGATTTGAGCCAATATATTATCAAGTCTGTATGTTATGAGGTTCCTGTTACATATCTGATCGCCTGTGAGGGTATGCCAATCGGAAAATCGGCATTTTATGAGATGCGCAGACACTTTTTCTATCTTTTAGATATTAACAAGGGATAATGAGAATGCGGAAAAAAAGGACATACTTTCGTGATATATTGATATTGTGAAAAGAATACAGAGAGCCTTGAACAGTGTTTCAAAGGCTCTTTTTCTATGCCCGGAGGTGAAATAGGTGGAGCTTTTCGGAAGAAAGCAGATATTTTGTGACAAAACGAATATTGATAAGACGAATATCCTTGAAGTTTTAAGCGATGCTTATTTCATTCACGAACAAAACAGGGCAGAGATGCTTTATCTGTTTGAATATGTGAAAGGCAGACAGCCTATTCTTGATCGTGAAAAACAGATCCGACCAGAAATCAATGAGAAGATCGTTGATAATATGGCATCTGAAATTCTTGAATTTAAGCTCGGCTATGAGTTCGGTTCTCCGATTTCATATGTCCAGAGGGCAAGAAAGGATATTAAGAGCCGGAACGCCCTTTTTTCATTTTTCAAAAAACTGTTCACATCAGATGAAAGCAAAAAGGAAGATTTAAGGGTTTCTGCTATCAATGAAATGATGGTGGAAGAATGTAAGGCGGCAAAGGATTTACAACTTGCAAAGGATGTAAAGACTTGCGGCGTTGGTTATCGTTTGATTCTTCCGAAGAAAATCAAAACCGGAGTTTCGGTATTTGATCTGTTAGTGCTGAATCCGATGAACACATTCGTTGTTTATAGTAACGATGCATACCGAGAGCCAATGCTTGGAGTTTCCTATTTTCCACACCGAGATGGAAGCGTTACATTTGGATGCTACACAAAGACTTCCTATTTCAAAATTGAAATGGGAATAACAAAAGGCTTTGAAGATTGGTTTGAGGAACAGCCGAACACTCTGGGAATGGTCCCGATCGTTGAGTATATCAATGACTATGACCGTATGGGATGTTTTGAGAGGGTTATTCCTCTTATGGACGCACTTAATACCATTGATTCTGACCGAGTTAATGATATAGCGCAGCATGTTCAAAATATTCTTTGGGGCGATAATGTTGCACTTGATACGGAGCAATATAAAAAACTTCGTGATGATGGAATGATTCTTACGAAGTCAGAACAGGGCAGAACGGCAACCCTTAAATACCTTGAAAGCGTTCTTAACCAGTCAGAGAATCAGACCTTGGTTGATTATGTAAAGCAGCAGATTCTTGACATTACAAATACACCGAGTAGATCGGAACTTTCCGGTGGAAGTACCGGAAGTGCAACGAATATGTCTACCGGTTGGATGGCTGCAGAAACGGATGCTAAAGAAAAAGAACAGATTTGGTCGGCATCCGAGCGAAGAGAAACCGCTGTTATCTTAAAAATCATCAAAGATAGCAATGAGGTTGATGCGGACATTGCAGAATTGAATCTTTCAGATATTGAAATCAAATTCTCGAGATCTCGTACATATGATCTTGCGACAAAGTGCAATTCATTGTCTGCACTTATCGGAATTGGTATTGATCCGCTTCGGGCCATTGAAGTTGTTGGATTGTTTACAGATCCACAGCAGGTTGCGCTTGATTCGGCTGAAAGAATTGATCGGATTTTGTTCAAAGATAATCAGACCGGAACGGAAGATGCTTCGAATGGCGATCCATACAAGAAAAATCAGCCGGATATGTCAGATCAGCCGTCAAAGGTATCTGTTGCTGATGAATAATTGGTATTTTGAGAGCTTAGAAATAGGCTCTCTTTTTATATACATAGCAGGGAAGCTATTTAAAAACGCAAGAGACAAGACAAGTCATTAAAACGGAATCTAATGCGGAGGGAACCGCTTGAACAAACGCAAGGAGGATATTATGGCAGATTTAAAAGAATTATTAGGCGATGCGTACAAAGAGGACATGACTTTCGAGGACATTAACGCAGCTTTAGCAGAGCGTGAGCTTGTCGACAAGAGCCAATATGACGGATTTGTACCGAAAACTCTTCTGGAAAAAGCCAATTCAGAGGCGGCTGACTATAAGAAGAAATGGAAAGCTGCAGCAAGTGAGCAGGAACAGAAGCAGATCGAAGATGCTGAAAAGCAGGCGCAGATTGAAGAGGAATTAAAAACCCTTCGTCGTGCATCCAAGGTATCGGAGTACGAAAAGCAACATTTGGCTTTGAAGTATGACGAGAAAGATGCCAAGGAGATTGCCGAAGCTCTTTATGATGGCGATATGGACACTGTTTTCCGTTTGCAGAAAAAGCATGAGGAAGCATTACAGAAAGCAATTAAAGCCGATTTGCTGAAAGATATGCCAACTCCTCCGGCAGGAAACCAGACAACTATTGATTACGGCAAGCAGATTGCAGACGCACAGGCGAGCGGTGACATGGCTCTCATGGCTTCATTGATTCGCCAGCAGGCGGCAGCAAATGCGCCAAAACATTAAAATATTATTTTAAAAGAGAGGTTTAAAAATGGCAGATGTATATGCAATGAGTGGAAACACTCCTAATTTTTCCGGTATGCTCTTTAATAAGGGCAACACAAAGACACCGTTCTCAACTATGATCGGTGCGAAAAGAAAATACTCTGGAAGCACAGAGTTCGTAACAGGACAGGAGTACGAGACAGCAACAGGAAGTCAGCCTAAGATTTCAGAAGCGCAGTCTCTTACAGCTCCGAATGCTTCTATTATTACAAGAGAACAGAAAACTAACGTAACGCAGATCTTTCAGGAATCTGTTGGTACTTCTTACGGCAAAATGTCCAATATGGGAACATTAAGTGGTATCAATATCGCAGGACAGCAGGCAAACCCGATTTCCGAAGAGGATTTCCAGATTGCTGCTAAGATGGCAAAGATCGGACAGGACATTGAGTATACATTCCTCAATGGCAAATTCCATAAGTCCACAAACGATAATGATGCGAACCAGTCAAGAGGCCTGCTTGAAGCAATTACCACAAATGCCCTTGATGCTGATGGAAAGAAACTTTCTTTCATGCTGGTGTGTGAAGCTTTAAAGTGCATCAAGGAAGCAAACGGAGATATTACAAATATCGTCCTTGGTCTTGATTCCACAAGCAGAATGCAGTTAAATGCTGATGCTGTGGCAAACGGTCTCACAATCGTTGAGAGCGGAAGAGATGTTAATGGTATTGCCGTTGACAAGGTGCTCACACCACTTGGAACAGTATATTTAAGAGATCTGTTTTATCTTCCGGCGGGAACGGTTGCGCTGTTTGACCCATTCATTATGGCTCCTGTTGAGCAGCTTGTACCGGGAAAAGGAAACTTCTTCCTTGAAGAGTTAGCAAAGACCGGTGCCGGTACCAAGAAACAGATTTTCGGTCAGATCGGACTTGACCATGGTCCGGAGTGGTATTCTGCTAAGATTGAAAACCTGTCAGCTCAAATGCCAACAGATGGTGATATGGCAAGAAAGGTATATTCTGTAACAAAGGCAGATTCAAACGAGCCTACATCTCTTGGAACACTGACAGTTGCATCCGCAGCTGGTGGTACAACCGGAAATACAAAGATTACGATTACAGAATCTTTGACAGAGGGTAATTCGTATAAATACAAGGTAAATGAAGCTGAAATGCCTGTTAAGTTAGGACAGTCAGTAAGAACATGGAACGCATGGAATGGAACAGATGAGATCACGGCTGCAAGTGGCAGCGTAATCACTGTTGTTGAGTGTGATAAGTCTTACAACGCTGTTAAGGCAGGACATATTACCGTGGTATCAAAGACTGAGTAGGAGATGATCTTGGATGGAAGAGCTTTTGAAAGAGTTACAAACTGATATGGAAGCCGAACTGGTTTCAGAGTTGCAGAATGATTCGGACAAGGCTCTTTTATCCTCAAAGATTAAGGGAGCCTATCTTACTGTAAAACGGAAACGAAACTATCAAGAACATCATACAGAGGACTTCATAGATGACGATATGCGGTCTATGTATGACATAGTGAGGGAACTTGCCATGTATGATTTTAACCATGTAGGTGCCGAGGGAGAAACGAACCATAGTGAAAATGGCATCAATCGAACTTGGAACCCAAGAACGAACATTTTAAGGGAAGTAATTCCTTTTGCAACGGTTATTCAGAAAGGTTAAGGTGATCCGAATATCTCCCGACCGCAGGGTTAAGCGGTAAAGAAGATTGTGCGTGACCATTTTGCCGGTGTCGGTAATATGGTTGCAGGCGGCGCACGTTAAGCGGTGGTGGGCGGTGCGCCATATTTCTATTTTGGAAAGGAAAAGCATTATGAAGAAATTATTTATTTCACAGCCTATGAGAGATAAAACCGATGAAGAAATCAAGGCAGAAAGAGCCAAGATTGTTGAAGCGGTCACAGAACGCTTTGGAGAGGTAGAGGTTATTGATTCATTCTTTGAATCTGCGCCACATGACGCTAAACCTTTATGGTTCCTTGGAAAGTCTCTGGAATTGCTTTCGACTGCCGATTGTGCTTATTTTGCAGATGGTTGGAAAGATTACAGAGGATGTAAGATTGAGCATGAATGTGCGGTACAGTATGGAATTGATATTGTAGGCGAATAACCGCTTGTAGAGGTTCTCCTTTTGTCGTATAATGGCGATGAAAGGAAAATATACTATGGAAAAGAATAAACACTTTGAATATTATTCAATAAATGATGCTGAACAAAAGAGATTGCTGAACAAAACGGAGTGGTCATACATTGCATTTTTGGATATTCTTGGATTCAAAAATATGGTAATGAATAATATGGGAAAAGTTTTGCTGACATTACGACAAATAAGAGGTTTCTGTAAAGAATTTTACGGATATGGTAATGTTGGTAGAGGAACAGATAAAGACCAAATGGATGGAATTCCGTTAGTTACAATGTTTTCTGACAGCGTAATGATTACAGCTCCTACATGTATGTGGTTTTTGCATGAATTTGTAGAATTGATTTCTCATTTGCAATATTTTTTATTAACACAAGGAGTATTGCTAAGAGGTGGAATTGATGTTGGAACAGTTTTTCATGACAATAATTATTTGTTTGGCAAAGGAATTGTTGGTGCATATTTAATAGAGTGTAATATAGCAAAATATCCAAGAATAGTAATCAGCAATAGGGCAATGAGTTTTGCACAAGAGGCTGTAGATTTTTCGTACGACTATTACATTGATACAGCTATAAAAGATAAAAAAGACTTAGAGATGATGCTCGGAGATGTTGAATCCTATTTTACGCACGACATAATGGAATATGTGGCAAAAGATAGGCATGGGATATATTATCTTGAATATTTAATAAGAGGATATTTAGCAACAGAGGATGAAATAAAAGAAAAACATTACCAAAATATCTCTTTAACAATTTCAAACGGTTTGAAGTCAGACATAGAATCTGTGAAAGAGAAATATATTTGGCTTGACAATTATTTCTCAAGAGTATTTCATCTCAAGGATAAAGTTGTAAAAGAGAGTAAAGAAGAATACGAGAGGGAAGAACTGCGGCTAGATGAAATCTTTAAAAAGGAAAAAGAGTTAGCCATTGCTTTTGAAAGGGTGTAATCTATGCGTTCACTGAAAAAGAACAAGCAACCGTTCTATTACGCCACCTACGATGCCGAGAAAAAGGTATACGAGCGTGACGAGGACGGCAATATCAAGTACATAGAGATTGACGGAGATAAAATCCCTGTCGAGATAGGAACGGAACCAGGTTATAATGACCCGGTTCTTTTTTATGCCAACATTTCAGCTGGAAAGGGCGATGTGCAGGCTGATGTGTTCGGAAGTAGCGTTGACTATTCCCGGACAATATCTACTTGCGATATGGATTGCCCGATTACGAAGCTGACACGGCTATGGATTGGGCGTGAACCACAATACAATGAGGACGGCTCTGTGAATGGCGATAGCGCGAACTATGAGGTTGCCGCGCCGCCTGCGAAAAGTCTGAATGGAATTGTAATTGCGATTAAGGAATTACCGGAGGGTTGATATGGTTTGCAGACAATGCGGAAAAGAACTTCCAAAGAATTTTACTACAAATATTTGCCTTGAATGTTCCAAAGAAAACGTAAGAAAGATTTTCAAAGAGAATCCGGAAATCAAAGATGCGTTTAGGGAATCTATTGAGGAAATGAGGAAACCGGAAAACATGAAGAAAATGGTTGATGATACTGTTAGGTTCATGGGTGCTATACAGTCTATGCAGAAGAGGTAGATATTGATATGACATTGTCGAAATTATCAGAAAAGTGTAAGGCTTGCCCGAAAGTTGATTCGTGCGACCATAAGAGAATGGAAATGTGCGCTTTGGCAGAGTTGCCACAAAGGGCAATGGCAGAAGTTACAGCTACGGTATCAGTAAGTGCTATGGCTCCGGTTCTGCGAGAACGGATTGACAGTCCATTAAGTCCATTTGCTTATCGAGATGAACTTGAAAAGGCATTGAATGAAGCGCATTTTGGAAACAGATTTATGATGTTTGGAGCGTGAAATATGGAAAACAGAAAAATCAATATTCTTGGAACTGAATACCGGATTGAAACCCACAAAGTATCAGAGGACAGCTATTTGGAAGATAACAAACTTTCCGGTTATTGTGGAGAAGAAGAAAAGCTGATTGTTGTTGCTGACATGTCGGAAGAAAAGTATTTCACTGGCATGGACGAAAAGGCGCAAGAAGCATACCGAAAGAGAGTCCTGCGTCATGAAATCATGCACGCATTTTTGAATGAGAGCGGATTGTCCGATAGTTTAAACCAGTATGGCGGCGCATGGGCGAAGAATGAGGAAATGGTTGATTGGTTCGCTATTCAGTCTCCGAAGATTTTTAAGGTGTATTCGGAGTTGGGGATTCTTGATACACCGATTTCAAGTATTCCACCATTACAAACAGGCGCACTTACTCCACGTTCTATGATTTGGGGCGATAATGGCACCGAATATCTCGGAGAAAATGCAAAAGGCGCTACCGAAGCGTTGAAGAACATTTCAGATGGGATAAGAAAAGCCGCTGAATCGGCAAAACGGGCGGGGTTACTGAATGAGTAAGACTATTTCATTCGGTTTGTCTGTATCGGAAATCGACCGGGCAATCAAAGAGTTGAGAGAGTATCAAAATAGCCTTGATGCCAAGTGTCAACAGCTTTGTGAGCGCCTTTGCAACGAGGGGATCAAGATTGCGCAGGCGCATATCGGCAGCAGTGGTTTCGGTAAGTATATTCGCTTATCCTCTGAAATCACACCGGAGAAAGCCGGATGCAAGGCAATCTTCTTTATGGAAGATTCACAGAAGATTGTGAGCAAATGGCAGAACCAAGACGGCGTGCAAAGTAAAGAAATCTCGGCGGCGCTCATGCTTGAATTTGGAGCCGGACTTCCGGCACAGAATCCAGCAAACATCCCGGGCGTAGGAACTGGAACATACGGCACACATGGCAATGAGCCGGGATGGTGGTACATGGATTTACAAGGCGAATGGCACTATTCAAGTGGTACATCCCCGAAGATGCCTATGTACAATGCCGGTAAGGAATTGAAAAACAAGGTTTTGAAGATTGCAAAGGATGTGTTTAAGTAATGGCAGGATTCGATTGGAATGAATTTTTCACAGTGTTTAAAGCAAATATGAAAAAAGAATATCCGAAGTGTACTGTTGACCGTTACACTACCCCGAAGCAATCACAGTTTCCATATTGTGACGTTGCACTTGGCGATAATTCCGGCGGTCACTATGATTTAGAGGGTAACGAGGGTTTGCAGAATCCCTTGATTGTGCTTTCTGTATATGCAACCGGAAGTACTGCAGACGGTATATGCAATCAGATCAGCCTTGCGGCAAAGAAAGTCATGCTATCATATGGCTTTCAATGCAAAGTCGGTCCCATACCGGTCACAAATGCAACTGACCCGAATGTAAAACGTTGGGTTGGGCGTTATCAGCGCATTTTCGGAAGTGGAGATGAACTGATGAAATTAAATTGAATGTTCCCGGCATTATGTCGGCAGCAGATAAACGAAACTTGGAGCCGAAAGGCTCTTATTTTTATGCACCGGACACGCACTCGAGACGTGTTCGCTGACCGCGTTAGATAGCGGTAGAAAGGATTTAAAGTATGCAAGCAGGAATTTCTACACTTGGCATTACTTTTGGCTATGGTGTTGAAGCTACAGCCGGAACAAAGCCAACATCATTTAAGCAGTTGCACAGAATCAACAAACTTGGCGGCATTTCAATCTCTAATGAGAAGATTGATGCATCAGCTCTTGAAGATTTCGTCAAGAGATATGTTCAGGGTATCGGCGATACAGGCGGCGAGTTCCCGGTAACTGTCAATTTTACACCGGAAACTAAGAAAGAGTGGGCGGATGTTATTTCAGCTTACAAGGCACTTACCGGTGGTAAGGCTATGTGGTTTGAAACCGTTATTCCGGGATTCGATGAGAGCTTTTTCATTGTGGCACAGCCGCCAACAGCAATTCCACAACCGGAACTTGACCAGAACAATCTTCTTACAATCGACATGAACCTTACAATCGACGATTATAAGGGCATGGAAACAACCGTTGCACTGACAACGGGGGAATAACAGGCTCTGACGATCATAAGTCAGCAAACGATCAGAGCAAAAATACTACAGATGCTGGCACAACTAAACCATGACATAGGTATGGGGCGGTCTCCGGACTGCCCCTTTCCCTATAAATTAAATTTCTATCAGAAAGGGAAAGGTAAAACAGTATGACAACTTTAGTTATCAATGGAAACGAATACAATATTAAATACGGCTACTTGGCAACAGCGCGCTGCGGTGTGATTGACAAGGTGCAGGAACTGGAAGATATGACAAAAGACGGTGATGAATTAAATATGGAAGATATTAACAAGGTTCTTAAGATCTTGCCAGAGCTGCTTCTTGCCGGACTGCAGAAGTGTCATTCGGATGAGTTCGGATATGATTATGATACGGAAGATGGAAAGAAAGAAGCCTTAGATAAGGCATACATCCTTTTGGATGATTACTTTGACGAGAACGACAAGACAGATATTATTGACCTGTTTAATATTCTCACAGACGAAATGGTTAAGAATGGTTTTTTAGCGAATGCGCTCCGGGAGGGAGCGGAAACACAGGAGCAGAAGCCGAAGGCTCCGGCGAAGAAAACTACTCGGACTACCAAGAAAGCCACAGCCTAACATGGGAAACGTACCAGTCAATGGTACTTCCTTATTGGCTGTTAATTACTAAAGGGTATGGGTTCACGCCGTATGACATCGGGCAGAGTTGTCCGACTGATCTGAAACCCTATGAAGATGCATATTCGCTGAAAATGAAACAGCGGGATGCAGAAATGTGGTCATGGTTCGGCAGATATGGTACATCTGCGGTTGGCGTGGCAGTTGACCACATCTTAAATGGACGCAAGGCAACTTCTGAATATGTCAAGCAACCACTCACACAAGAGCAGGAAGCGGCAGAAAGGAATATTCAGAAACAGCGAGAGTTGTTCGTTGCACAGCTTGAAGCTATGAAAACGAACTTCGAGTTGTCTCATCCGAAAAAGAATAAATGATATTTCAAGGGCGGTAGGGGTCAAATCCTATCGCCTTTTTAACCGGCTATCAATGTGGAAGATAGTCGCTAACCTAAAAAGTTATAGGAAGTTGGTGGAAGAATGGCAGATCTTGATTCTCTGCAAATTAAAGTAAATGCAAGTGCGGCAGACGCAAGCAAGTCCTTAGAAAAGCTTGCGGCAAGCATGAAAAGTCTGCGTGACAACTTAAATGTTGACACACAGAAATTGCAGGGTATTGCTACCAGCATCCGCAATCTGTCTGATGCGGCAAGTGGGTTTAAAGGTGGAAAATCCACTGAGCTTACATCCCTGTCGCGTGCATTGAAGTCTTTCAATGGCATTGACACGAATTCTATTTACGGCATCACTGCGGCGCTGAAAAACCTCACAAACGGTCTTTCCGGTGCAAAGAACATTGATGTAAGTGGAATTACCGGAGTTGCTGCTTCACTTGCCAAACTGGGCGGCAAAAATGCTACAACAGGTGTTTCTAACCTGTTGTCAATGAAAGATCAGCTTGCACAGTTCATCACTGGCATGAATAGTGTCGGATCGTTGAACTTTGATGTGTCCGGGCTGTCAAATCTCATTTCCGGTCTGTCAAGAATGGGTGGCAAGGCATCCACGCAGGCTACCAAGAATCTGCCTACGATTTCTGCACAGTTGCAGAACTTCGTCAGACAGATGAACAAGATTGGTTCATTCAACTTCGATATGACCAATCTTTCACAGATGGTCACTGCCATTGGTAAACTTGGTAGCGTGGCATCCGGCAGGGCAGTGAATAACATTCCTCTGCTTGCAAAGAATCTGAATGAGTTATTTGTAACTCTTTCAAAAGCTCCTAATGTCAGCGGGAACATCATCCGCATGACAGAAGCACTTGCAAATCTATCCGCAGGATTAGGACGGACGAGAAGTGCTACAGATAGGGCATCAAGCGGTTTTAGCCTGTTCGGTAAGAGCGCCGACAGTATGAAAACTAAATCCTTTTCTCTTGCATCCGCAATCGGAAAGGTATATGCAACATACTGGTCGCTGTTCCGGGCGGTTGGTCTGCTTAGAAATGCTATTGATATTTCATCCTCATTAACAGAGGTTGAGAACGTTGTAAGACAGACATTCGGAATATACGAAAATCTGATTAACGATTTTTCAAAGACTTGCATTGAAAAATTCGGTATGTCTGAACTGTCTGCAAAGCAGTTCGCAAGTCGTTTCCAAGCAATGGGAACAGCCCTTGATATTCCGCAGGGGCAGATGGCAAAAATGTCTATCCGGCTGACAAAATTAGCCGGAGATATGGCTTCATTCTATGATGTGAGTCAAGAAGATATTGCCAAGAGTCTGCAATCTGTATTTTCCGGTACTACGGCACCTATGCGGCGTTATGGTATCGACTTGACACAGGCAACATTAAAGGAATGGGCATTAAAGCAGGGGCTTGATGCTGACATTTCCTCAATGTCACAGGCTCAAAAAGCCATGCTTCGTTATCAATACGTTCTTGCGCACACGACCAATATTACCGGAGACTTTGCGCGCACAGCAGATACATGGCATAACCAGATAACCATGCTTAAAGAGAACTTCAAAGCACTTGGAGCGGTTGTTGGTAGTGGCTTAATCAATGCATTTAAGCCATTCATCAAGGTACTTAACGCAGTTCTGCAAAAGGTTATTGCTTTTGCAGAGATGGTTACAAACGCTTTAGGCTCAATCTTCGGATGGAGGTATGAAGCAAGCAAGGGCGCCGGACTTGGTGGTTTGGCGGATGATATTGGAAGTGCGTCTGATGGTATGGATGATCTTGCCGGTTCTTCCGGTGATGCCGCAAAGAATACCGGAAATGCCGCAAAGAAAGCTAAAGATCTTAAAGATAATGTCAACAAGGCAGTTCGTGCGTTTGATGAATTAAAGACCATTTCACTTCCGGATAAGAAATCAAATTCCGGTTCCGGTTCTGGTAAAAAGGGATCCGGTTCTGGCTCTGGTGGTGATGGTGGCGGCGGTGCTGATGGCGGATTGGTTCAGACCGACACCATTTTTAAGAAGTTCAAGTCAAATATCAAAGACCTTGAAGGACTTGGAGAAGCGATTTCCGGTGCGTTAATTAACGCAATGAAAAAAATAAAATGGAAAGATGTGTATGCAAAAGCCGAAGGGTTCGGAAGAGGTCTGGCAAAGTTCCTTAATGGGCTTTTTAAAGGGCAGAAAGGCACAACGCTTTTCGGGGAAGTCGGACGGCTGATTGCAAATTCATTAAATACCGTGCTTCACGGATTGGATTCATTTGGAAAGACTTTCGATTGGAAACAGTTCGGAAACTCTATTGCTGACGGAATCAATAAGTTTTTCAAAAATTTTGATTTTGCGTTATTGGCACAAACCCTTAATGTATGGGTACAAGGAATTTACACCGCAATCACAACAGCGCTTGGAAATATATCATGGAAAGATGTATACAACGGAATTAAGACATTCCTCGAAAATCTTGATATTAAAACGGTTGCGATCATCATTGGCGCACTGACAATCAGAAAGATTTTAAAGCTTCATCTTGCAAAAACTGCGGTTGATATAGTTGGAACAGCTATTTCAAAAGCTATAGCAAGTTCGCTTGCATCAAGGCTTGGTGTTGAAATTGCGGCAAATGATGGGATCTCAACGGTATTGTCTACCGAGTTATCAAAAAAAATAGGTGGGGCGTTTGCAACACTTGGGGCAACTATTTCAGCCGGTGTTAAAGCTTTATTCGGTAGTGGAGCGGCAGAGAGCGCACTTTCTTTTATCAGTCCGGTAGCAAAGGCTATAACCGGGATTGGTTCTGTTGCAGTTGGCGCATTTACTGCAATATCAAATTTCATAACGATGCTGAAAAACGGGTTCAGCTGGTTGCATGAAGCACTTATGCTTGTTGGAGTTGCGATAACAGCAGTAGGAGCCGTTATCCTTGGAGTAGCGGCGGCACCAGCGGCACTTGTGGCGGCGATAACAGCGGCAACAGCAACTGCGGTCGTTCTGATAAAAGATCATTGGTCAGAAATCAAGGCTGTATTTTCAAAAGTCGGGGATTGGTTCAATACAAATGTAATCAAGCCGGTATTCGGATTTTTTAAGGGTTTATGCAAAGATGTATCCGGATTCTTTTCTTCTTTATGGAAAAATATATCCGGAGTATGGAAAACGGTGTCTGGCTGGTTTAATACGAATGTGATAAAACCGATAGTTTCGTTTTTTCAAGGATTCTCGAAAAGAGTCGGGCAAATCTTTGAAGGATTGTGGATTATCGTCAAGGCGGTATGGGTTGTTGTTTCTGACTGGTTTAAAACAAAAGTCATTGAGCCAATCAAGAAAAACTTTGAAATAATGAAAGCAAGCGTCGAGCTTGTTTTTAAGTTATTGTGGTCTACCATAAAAAGTATTTGGAATTCTGTTTCGACTTGGTTCAAGGATAAGGTTGCAACTCCAATTAAGAATACATTTGAATCCATAAAGGAACCTGTTAAAAAAGTATTCAGTTCTATAAAGACATCTGTAACAACTGCTTGGAGTACGGTTTCTGGATGGTTTAAAGACCATGTTACCACTCCTATTAAAAATGCATTTTCAACAATGAAAGAAAGTGTTACAAAAATATTTAATGCGCTGTGGAAAGGAGTAAAAAGCGGAGTTGCTGGTGCAATGAATACCGTTATCTCGAGAATTGAAACAGCAATAAATTCGCTGATTGGTGGAGTGAACACCGTTCTGAAAGGATTCAACAGTGTTGTTTCTGCGGCGGCTAAAGTAGCAAAAGTAAAATGGAGCGGAGTTGACCTCGTACCGAAGGTTAGTTTACCAAAGGTAAAGGGATATGCTTCTGGTGGATTCCCGGATAAATATAGTCTATTTATGGGTGGAGAAGATGGAAAAGCCGAGTTGCTTGGTACTGTAGGTGGAAAAACCGCGGTTGCCGGAAATGCAGAGATTACCGGAATTAAAGATGCTATCAATGCGGCATCAGAACAGGAAAATGCCTTATTGAGACAGCAAAACCAGTTATTGCAGGCTATTCTACAGAAAGAATTTGGAATTACCACAAACGAGATCGGGAAAGCCGCAAGAGAGTACGGAAGAAATTATTATAATCGAACAGGAGATAATGCGTATGTATTTTAGTGACTTTCGATATTGAACGTGTTATAATTTCATTAAACGATATACCAGAAAGGAGTTACTTATGAGAAATACAAAAAGAATATTAGTAGCAGTTGGAATGGCACTTGCCGTTACGCTTTCGGCGGTGCCGGCTCAAATTGTAGGTGGCACACAGATTGTTGCACAGGCGGCAACCGTTAAGCTGAGCAAAAAGTCTGTTACACTTGATGTTGGTAAAACACAGAAATTGAAAGTTTCCGGAACAAAAGCCAAGGTTAAGTGGAGCTCAACAGACGCCAGTGTAGCAAAAGTAAGCCAAAGCGGTGTCGTGACTGCGGTATCGTCTGGAAGTGCAACAATCAAAGCAAAGATTGGAAAGAAAACTCTTTCGTGCAAAATTACAGTGAAGGAAAAAATCAATAAGCTAGTATACGAGGATTCCAATATCAGAGTTTACTTTACCGGATTGAAGAAAGACACATATCCAGATGAACTGATTGCCTGTTTGACAATTGAAAATTTGTCTGACAATAATTTGGAGATTAACAATTCCGATTCAACGTCTATCAACGATACCATGGTTGATGCAACTCTGTACCAAGAACTTGCACCACATAAGAAAGCGTATGTGACTATGTTCACTTATGATGATTACGCCGTTGGGCTGTCACTTAATGAAATAACAGATATTCAAACATCATTAGTGGTATGGGATGAAGATTCAAGTGACAGTGATTATTATACAACAGAACCGATTAGCTTATTAAAATAATGTAATAAGCCGTGGCAACGCGGCTTATTTTAATGTTTGAAAAAATACAGAAGTCCACTTGACTTCTATATGCACACATGATATTATAATAGCAGAAGTCTAATAGACTTCTAATAATAACAAGGAGGTGTGCATGGGAATTAAAACTTTTACGCTTAGGTTAAATGATGAACAACATCAGTACCTAGAGGAAAAGTCCAAGGAATTAGGCATTACAAAAAATGACTATATTCGAAATCTTATAATGAATGACAGTTTTATTGACAAACAGGATAAGGTTTTGAACGAACTTGTTGAAATCAAAGAAATGCTGAAAAACTTGGAAAAATAACAAAAAGAGTAGTTGCAAATGATTTGACCGTCATGCAACTACTCCCTAACCAATCTCACATGGAGATTACATATACATAATACCATCTCTATGTGGGAAAATCAAGCAAAGCTGGGGCAGTAACTTATAAACCGAAAATGGCCTGATGTTTAGCGATAATATGATCTTTAACGCCCCGGCAATGCTTTCTTACAAAGGAGAAAATGCGTATGAATACACAGAAGATGATAATGATTCCGGTATGGCAGTATGAAAAGATGATGGAATCATATGATAAGGCACTTGAAGAACTTAGAATGTTAAAGGAGCGGCTTAAAGAAATCCAAGAGTCGAGAATTTCTAAAATTTGACACCGGAATCAAAAACACGTATAGTGTGAATTGTGCTAAGGCGCAAGGGAATTCATATGTCCGTGAAGATGCGGATTACTCCATTGAACGGTAGTGCAAACTAACAGAGCGGAGGGTGGAAACACCCTCCGGACTGCTACATATGGAGGAAAACAATGGCATATTCAGAAATTGTTCCTACATCCGATAAAATTAACAATGCACAAACGATAACGTCAATGGAAGTTGCCGAAATGGTCGGAAAACGACATGACCATTTAATAAGAGATATTAAAAAGTATATTGGTGAAATGTCCGCCCCCAACTTTGGGGAGGGGAAAGAGCTGAAAATTCAGTCGGTTGATTTTTTCAAAGAAAGTTCTTACGTAGATAAGAATCAACAGAAGCGCCCATGTTATGACATTACTAAGAAAGGTTGCGAATTTATCGCCCATAAACTTACTGGTGTTAAGGGCACAGAGTTCACAGCAAGATACATTAACCGATTCCATGAAATGGAAGATCATATTAAAAGTGTCGATTTCCAATCACAGCCGGAATTTCTGCTTTGCTTGCAGGGTGTGAAATTCGTTGCTGATGATCTGCATGTGAGTACGGCAAGCAAACTTCATATGTATAACAAAACATTTGAAGAATACGGACTACCTACATCTTCTCTTCCAAAATATGAAGATAATGGAAGTCGTGAACAATGTTCTGCTACGGAATTGTTAGATCGCAATCAATGCGGAATGAGTACGGTAAAATTCAACAAGTTGCTTTTAGATGGCGGTTATCTGGAAGAAAGAGAACGACCATCCAGCAAAGGCGGCACAAAGAAATTCAAGGCATTAACAGAAAAAGGACTTGGATATGGAACAAACCTCATAAATGAGAAGAACCAAAGAGAAGTGCAACCGTATTATTATGCAGATACATTTATGGAATTATTCGGGAATGTATACAAATAAATGATAAGCCGTGGGAACACGGCACAGCAAGGCACCCTAATGGGTGCCTTTTGTGTACTCGAAAATATGTTCAGATTGCACAGCAAGCAGAGAGGAGTGTATAATATGGATAATACAAAAGAAAGAAGGTATAAGTTTATGAGACTATACAATATCTATTATATTTGCTGTGTGTGCAAAGATGAGATAGATAAAAATGTTAAAGTTCAGACCGTAAAAAATGCAAATGGGCAAATTATTGAATACACGGTATTGGGATGGCCAGAACTGAAGGAATCATTGAAACAGTTAGATAATATTTCGTTTATGCATAATGTTGTTGAAAAAGTGTACTGCACTATAGATTCATTGGATAGAGATAACCAACAACCTACGTTGTCTCCAACGAGAAAGGAAAGATTTGACGTTGTTTTAGATGAATTAAAAATTTCTCTCAAAGCAATAAAGAATTTATATGAATCATTAGATATTGGGGAATCTCATGCTGGTATTGATGTTAAAATTCCAAAGTGTGAATCTCTGAAAGAGTATATGGATTACCTAAAGGAGATTGATTTTATTTTCACACAATGCCCTTATTTGCTGGCAAAGGATGAAGAAATAAAATTCAATAACGTTGATGTTGGTTCACAATGGTTATCGTTCTTTTTAGCGGCTTCGGGAACATTTGGAATACTTAACAATCTTGCAAAGCTTGTAAGTAAAGCAATGGCTATAAAATCTAATATTCTTATTTACAAACAGCAGGAAGAACAGTTGGCGGCTATGCGATTAAAAAATGAAGTCATGGAAGAAACAGTCGATGTTTTCAAAAAAATGAAACAGAAGGTTTTGAACGATAGCGTAAGTGATCTTGAATCTGAACTTGGAGAGTTACAAGATGGAGAAGAACGCGGAAAAGTCGAGAAAACATTAGAGAAGATGGTAATGTTGATGGATAAAGGAGTTGAAATTTATTCGTCAATAGAGACACCAAATAAAATAAAAGTACTTTTCCCGGAAACTAAAGATAATCCAATTCTCCCAGATAATCTTGTGAAATTATTAGAAAAGAAAGAAGATATGGAAAACAAAAAAGAAGAATAAATGCAGTTATTATAGCATCTACCACACGGTAGGTGCTATTTTTATACCCAAAATTACCGACTGTCAATCGGAGACAGCCGCAAACCCAAACAGTTAGGTGGTGGAAACATGGCATACGGTGGTTATCTGCTGAAAATTGGAGATTACAAGATTGATGCGAAAAAGTACATAAAGTTCGATTCCTATAGTCCGTATGTAAATATGCAGGATCTTGAGCCGTGGACGGACAGCAATGGTTATTTGCACCGGAAACCTGTGAAGCTGAAAGTTGCCAAGGTTGAATTTGAAACTCCTGCCGGACTTACCAACACAGAGTTTGCCGAGTTTATGAAAAATATCCGGAAGCAGTACACGGATGCAAACGGGCGGCAATGTTATTTCACTGCCTATATCCCGGAATACGATGATTATGTTACACAGTTTGGCTATATCGCGGATTTTCAACCGGGTATTTACGGCATCAAAAACGGAGAAATCATTTATGAAGCTATCAAGTTTTCAGTGATCGGAGGTGTATATCATGGATAAAGAACTGTATTTCAAGGAATATGCCGACAAACAGATGCTGATTTCTGTAGACGGTACGAAGATCGCTTTTGACAACTCCATGATTGAATCCGAAGCCTTTGAGATGGATGAAAGTCTTTGTTCGGAATCCGAATTGAAGTTTGGCTCCTGCGAAGCGAACAGTGTGAAATTTACAGTCCACAACACGCCGGGCAGTATCGTAGGTAAGAATATCACGATCACAGAAACGGTTGATGGAGATACGGAGAATCCGTTCCAATACGGCAAATACAAGGTTTATTCAGATGTGCCAAGCAGTGACCGGACAAAGCGTGAAATTACGGCATATGATGCCATGTACGACATTATTAATGCGGATGTAAAGTCTTGGTATGCCGGACTTAGTTTCCCAATGAGCCTTAAACAGTTCCGGGACAGCTTTTTCAAATACTTAGGCATTGAACAGGCTGCGGCGACATTGCCTAACGATTTCATGACGGTCAATAAGACGCTGGTTGCCACGCAGACGGACGATTCAAGCGCAGTCACAGAAGAATCCGCAATCAGCGGGAAAACCGTTATAACGGCAATATGCGAGATTAACGGATGCTTTGGAAACATCAACCGGGATGGAAAGTTTGAATATGTCTTTCTGAAAGCAATCACCAGTGCACTTTATCCGCGAGAGGATTTGTTCCCGGCAGATGATCTGTTTCCAAGTGATGCAAACACGGAGTCCATGACCGGGCATTACATTTCCTTTGATTATGAGGATTTCCAGTCGCAGGCGATTACACAGCTTGAAATCAAAACAAGTGAAGATAATGCCGGTGCTATTGTTGGAACTGCAGGAAATAACTATTCGATTACCGGGAATTTCCTCGTGAGTGATAAAACTGGGGCAGAACTTGAACAGATTGCAAATAACTTATTGTCGATCATGGCACAAGCGGCATACACACCGATTAAAAGCTGTACGTGTGTAGGCAACCCTTGTCTGACGCTTGGAGATCCTATCCGGTTTAATACTTCCCGGGAAATTGTGGAAACGTACCTTTTGCAACGGATATTAACCGGTGTGCAGTGCAAGAGAGACTCCATTACTGCGCAGGGCACACAGACTCATGCGACAAAGGTTAATTCGATTCGTGATACGCTTGAAAGCGTGCAGAGACGGACAAGCAAGTTGGAGAGAAATGCCGATCATCTGTTATCAGAGTATGAGGACTTGGAAAAAAATACATCTTCCAGGTTTGAACAGACTGCAAATAGCATTACGGAGGAAGTAAAACGCGCACAAAAAGCAGAGGGTGAATTGGATGCGTCATTAGAGTTAAAACTTGGCAGAGACGAGAATGACCAGGTTGTGTCGATGATTAACGCCAGTGCTGACCAAATTATGCTTCGTGGGAACAGACTCGTAGTCGAAAGCAATAATTTCATGCTTGATAAAGATGGCAGAGTAACAATCATTGATTCACTAAACTTCAATTCAACAGCGCTTGGTGATAACCTTACAATTATTGGGCTCGATGGAAGAGGCAGGCCAATGCTTCAAAACATGCGCGTGGATCTAGGCTCCGTAACAGATCAAGATGGTGTAGCCATAGGTGACCATGCTAGCACTGCAGATCATGCAACAACAGCAGATTCAGCAACAACTGCAGAAAGTGCAAGGCAGTGTATAATGGCATCAACCGCGCATTATTTGCAAGGTATTGGACTATCCGATTATGTACGAATTTCAGACAACGGAAATTTAATCCCAAGTTCTAGTTCTGTGTACTGTGGAACTAACCCCAATCCATTTGCCGGAGGGTATTCTTCCGGCGGTTGGAAAACAACATCTGATCGTAGAAAGAAAAAAGATTTTCGAAAGCTGTTAGAGGACGATAGGTTTGAAAGATTTTTCGAGTTGCTACAACCGATGGAATATAGGCTCATAGAAAATGATGATAAAATGCACATTGGATTTGTTGCACAGGACGTAGAACAGGCAATGACGGATTGTGACATATCTGAAAATGAGTTTTACGGACTGGAACATGCAGTGTTTTCCGAAAAAGATTTTGATTCCAATGAGGAATGGGAAAAGTTCCTAGGGCAGAATGGCGGCGCGAATGATATGTATACGCTGTGCTATCAAGAGTTTATTGCGCTTAACACTGCCATGATACAGAAACTGCAGAACAGGTGTAACGATTTTGAACAGCGTTTATCCGCGTTAGAAAGGAGTGTGAGCCATGCAGAAAATATATATCCGTGAATACTGGGAGAATTTTCCAAGCGAGAAAACAGCTGTTGATGCCATACGGTTAAATAATATGGAAGCCGGCATTGACAATCTGGATGATCGTGTGGTTGCTATGGATGCATCCAAGGTTGACTTAGTAAAAGCCAATGAACTTGTGAAAGAAATCCTGTGGGATGAATCCAAAGGCACGCTGACGGTGGTTAAGATGAACGGTTCCAAGGCGGTGATAGATACTAAACTTGAAAAGCTGGCGGTCAACTTCAAGTACAATCCGCAGACACAGCAATTAGTAATAACGCTTGACGATGGCACAGTGCAGAACGTGGATTTATCATCTTTGATTACAGAGTATGAGTTTTTGAACTCTGATACGATTGCATTTGAGATTGCGGGTGGCAAGGTTAAGGCTATCGTTAAGAATGGTTCGATTACAGAAGATAAGTTACAACCGAACTTCTTAGCAGACATTAAGGTGGAATCTGCCAAGGCGGTAGCATCTGCCAAAAGCGCAAGGGAGTCCGAAACCAAGGCGGTAGCATCTGCCACAGATGCCAAGGACAGCGCAGACCGGGCACAGGGAATCGAAAATGAAATTAACAAGAAACTCACGATGGCAGAATTCGATTTGAATGATGATGGAGAACTGATTTACACAGACAATTCTGCTTATAACTTTGCTGTTGACAATGATGGAAATTTAAACTGGGAGGTGGCTTAGAATGGCTATAGCAGGAAGAGTAGCAATTGTACCAAAAGGTGATTGGAGCGCAAATGCTACATATAAGAGATTGGATGCAGTAACTTATAATAACACATTGTATTTTGCAAAAAAGGAAGTTCCGGCAGGAACGGCAACGAGCAATACGGAATACTGGTCTAAGTCTATCGTGGGCGGTGCTAGTGCGATTGCAACGAAAGAGGATGCCGGAATTGTAAAACCTGCAGATGGGCTTACAGTTGCGGAAGATGGAACCCTTGAAGTTAGCATTGACGGAACAACACTCACTATGGATCAGGTCAACAATGTAATCAAGCTGGCTGACACTTTAAAAGATAAGATCAATGGAGCGTTTCCGGCGGCAAACTTAATTAACAACCTTACAACCACAGAAGCAGGATTCGGGCTGGATGCCCGACAGGGAAAGGCGCTTGATGATAAAATTACTGAAATAAACGGCAGTTTAAATACAACAATAAAAAGAGCTGCTACATTAAATGGAAACGAAGCATTAGGCGAAACATGCTATGGAAAACCTTGGCTTGTTCTAAAGGAACTATTTGACAAAGTTCCAACTGGTATAAGCGCATTCGAAACCGTTGCGGCAGGATCTTATTTAACAATAGCAAATAATGATGGAACGTATGCGACATTTATAGTTTTTTGTTATGTGCAAACAGCTTGCTATCATGTATTTAGGACAAATGAAGGTTGGGGCATGGAAGAACTACAGACCAGAAACTATATTACATTCTAAGCCTTTACATAGTAATATTAGGCGATAGGATACGATATTAATGAAGTAAGAAATTTAGTATATGAAATTTTACCGCCTTGAATCATGAGTTCCCCGTTTTTAGTCAACTGAACGGCAGCAATAGTATTGGCACCATCCGCGATATAATTTGGAAATAAACCTTTATTATATGCAGGAATTGGAAGATCGCTGACGATTTTCGTCCATTCAGTTATTGCCTCTTTGGCGTTATAATATACACCAACATTAAGGTATGCAACATTATTTTTTACAAAACACTGCACGCTGCTTGTGTCAATACCTTCGATATTATACCGCGTTAACTTAATTTCTTTTAAACTGCCGTTTAAGAAAATATATCGAACAAACATTCGAACGTAACTTATAAACCATTTTTATTAAAGAAAGGAATTAAAAACATGGATAAAATTATTTTAAAAGATCAGACAACCTTTGAGGTTGCCGACGGCGCAAGTCTTGGCAACATCCAGATCCAGTCCAAAAATTTTGACGGGATTAAAACGATCACGGACGCTTTTGCAGAGAACAACCTTGCGGAAGTAACATTTAAACACAATAATGAGGTATCCGGCAAGTACACCGATCTGAAATCCGATGGGTTTACATATATGCCGAACATGGGAGAGGATGGCGCAGAGGATGGTACATATACTGTTACAATCCGATTGCGAACCAAAACTGAAATCGAAAAACGTCTGGATGCACTAGAAGCAGGACAGGTAACATTGCAGCAGGGGCATGAGTCCAACGCCGGAGCAATCGAGGACCTGGCAGGAATGATCGGAGGTGAAGAATAATGGCATGTAGCAATCTTATTAAATTCTATGTCCGCAGAATCACAATCGACAAGAAAATGACGATTGATGATGTACCGGAACGCTGGGGCGAACAGGTGCGGGTAGAAATCGAAAAACAAAATAAGGCAGAGTAACGCATGGACGGAGCGCAACACGCGCTCTTTTTTCATGCCACTCGGCAGAAAGAGGGCAGGTTATGGATGCAACGGAAAGAGAGTTTGAACATCGTCTCACAGAGACAGAAGCGCGATCAAAGTCGAATACTCACAGATTGGATAAGCTGGAAAAGGTCACGGATGAAATCCATACCATGAGTGGAACTATGGTTCAACTTGTGGAAGAAATTAAACATACAAATGAGAATGTGTGTTCACTTGATGAAAAGGTAGATCACATAGACGCAAGGGTAGACGATATGGAGCGTGCACCGGCAGAGGATGTAAAAAAATATAAGACAACCGCAGTAACCGCGATCATCAGTACGATTTCCACAGCATTGGCTATTGGATTGGTTTCGATGATTGCTCAATATATCAAATAAGAAAGAATGAGGTATTTATTATGATGAAGAATTGTGTTTTTAAGCCAAGCGTTGATACTCAAAAGTGGTTCAAGAAAACCGCGATCAGATGCGTGAGAACATTTGCTGCAACCGTTGTGTCGTTACTTCCAACAACCGCAGCTACACTTGGTTCGGTTAATTGGCAGCTTACATTCAGTTCAGCAGCACTTGCTACCGTGATTATTTTTTTCACATGCGTAGCCGGCATCCCGGAAGTGGAGGAGGAGTAGTATATGGCAGTTAAGAAAGTGATTAAGGCAATCGCAAAGACTTTATTTGCGAATCCTAAGAACTATGGGGGAAAGCGCAGTCTTTCCTCTATTAAGTACATCGTTATCCATTACACCGCTAACGACGGAGATCACGATGAGTCGAACGCCAAATATTTCCACAACAACGTGGTTAAGGCATCGGCTCATTATTTCGTCGATGATGATTCCTACACGAAGTCGGTGCCGCTTAAAAACATTGCTTGGTCCGTTGGTGGCAAGAAATATCCGAACTGTGGAAAGACAGGTGGAGGAAAAAAGTATGGACTTTGCACCAATGCCAACTCGATCAACATCGAATTGTGTGATACCGTAAGAGACGGAAAAGCTGGAGCATCAGCAGCAACGATTCAGAATGGGCTTACACTTACTCGCAAGCTGATGAAGAAATATAACATCGACAAGGCACACGTTATCCGGCACTTTGACGTGACTGGAAAGCCTTGCCCGGCATACTGGGTTGACAATAAGAAGTGGCGGAAAGAGTTTTGGGACAAGCTGTAAGAGACAGACCGGGAGAGTATCGCAATGGTATTCTCCCGGTTCTTTTTATTTCCAGTAGTTCCCTATTTCTTCCTTATGTCGATTTCAAGTATAATTTCCGCATGAAACTGCTGATATGGGAAGAACGGACGAAAAAGAATATGTCGTTGCGGCAATTATCCGCACGAACTGGAATAAGCCATGCGGCACTAAACAATTATGAGAATGGCAACAGATACCCGACTATAGAGCAATTGGAAAGAATTGCCAAGGCTTTACATATCAAAATATCCGATCTATATGATTCTGATTTCAAATAATGTACACATATGTTTACATATCTTTACGATGTATTGATTTTACAATCATTTTCCTTTATTGTTATATTATAACCAATTGGCGAAAATTAGATATTGCAATAAACGAACATATGTTCTATAATTGATTTATCGCTACTGACGGCTTGCGGAAGATGAAAGGGTGGTTTAGTTGAGTGGAAGAGAAAACAATGAAGATTACTACAGACGCAGAATAATTGAACTTGTCAAAAATTGCGAAAGCGAGAAGTGGCTCAGAGCAATATTTGTATTCGTGAAAAGATTATTAGAATAGTAAAAAGCCAAGGGTTTGCGCACTACCCTTGGCTTTTCTTTATTCTTTTTTCTGTTCTGCTATTGAATCAATGAATTTCTCCAATGCGCCCCATCCGGTATCATCCATTTTGGATAATGCCACGATTAACCGTTTTTTGAAATCTGAATCTTCGCTTTTAAGCACATCTGCGAGCATATTCGTTATTTGCTCATCTTTGGTTTCCGGAATAAACATTTCGCCGTTTCCGGTTCGCAACCATTCTTCATTGACATTTTCATTACGCAACATGATAATGTGCTGTTCTGTTACATTTCTGCGCCCTGATTCAATATCAGATACGCCAGATTTGGTTATGCCGAGAATCTTTCCAAACTCTTCTTGGCTTTTTCCCATTGCCTTGCGAAGTTCTTTCATTCGCTCATTCATAATCTCACCTCTCTTTCTATATAGAACTATACCATACGCAAACAGAATTGTAAATAGAAAAAGTTCGCAAACGGAACAAAAATGTATTGACATAGTTCTGTAAGCGTGATATATTATACGCATACCGAACATGAAATTACATAAAAGTTCGGAAGAAAGGGGCAACACAATGAAGAAACCAAGCATAGACAGCGTTGCATTAGCAACTTCAATCATTGCAGTTATATTATCTGCATTACGATTATTTATGACAATCATTGAAAAAATATTCTGAAAACAAGGTCAACGATACTTATTACGATAGCGACAATTGAAAGTGCCAACGATATTTTTGAATGTTTCCCAGAAGATATTGCATTTTCGTTTGCAGTATCAGCAAGGCTTTTAGCTGACTTTGCAGTGTCTTCTGCTGATTGTGCAAGCTTTTCCAATGGCGGTATGACATTTTCTAGATATTCCGTTTGGCTTTCAAGTAATTCGTATGGAGACTTTCCTTTTTCATATTCGGGAAAGTCCGGTTGAATAACAGATTGTTTATAAAGATTATCTAAAGTTGGTAGTGGTGCTGGTTTTAGTTTTGGCATATGTAAGCCCTCCATTTTTTGAAAACATTATATCACAGAAAGGGGTGATACGGTGAGCGAACAGGAAAAGAAAGTTGTTGAAAAACTTAAAGATGTAATTCCAAAGATGAATGACTTTCAGAAAGGCTATGTACTTGGCATGGTCGAGGGTTCTGCGAGTGCTACGAAAAGTCAGACAGAAGAAACTGAAAGCTCAAAAGCTGAATAAAAAATTGAATATTGATAGTTGAGAAACTTGTCGAAACTTGCGATTAAATATATTTGATATGCAAGAGATCAGTTGATACAATGGATATGTGATGGCGGCGGTTGACAGTTACACGCGATTAGACTTTTACAAGCCGTTTATCTAGGGTATATTTGTCCAGAGTGGTGTCTGGCTTTTTCCTAAAGTGCATTATCTACCGATTGGCAGTTTTATCATATGCGTATTTAAGCAAAGCAGTTGCAATGCTCGTGAATGTAAATAAGGTGCAAAAATCAGTACCGGTTAGAAGTGAACCGGCGATTGATACACCAAACGCAATGATAACGTCCATACAAAACTCCTTTCGGAATAATGTCCGCCATCACGTATTCATTGTATCAACAAAGCAGAATAGAGACAAGAAGATTTTTCCAACTATCAAAGCGGTAGTTGGATTTTTTATTGCAAAAATCCGGAAAGGAAATTTATGAAAGTATCAAAAATTGAAATCAGACAGTGCAACGGGGAACAGGGAGTTTTCACAGAGCTTCTTATTGACGGACACAAAATTCATGGGGTTAGAAGATTTGAATTAAAGCAATCTCTGGAAGACAAAATTCCAACACTTACAATCGACTTGAACGCCTTGAACGTTGCAACCGATACACCGCTTTTGAGATTCCGGCAAGAGGGAATGGGAGAGATTGAGAGCATAAAATTCAAAGATTATGAAACTCCTGTAAAGTTCGGGAAGTTGAAGAAAGGAGAAGAATGAACGACTTAGAAACAACCAAAATGCAGACACCGATTGAGATTGCACTTGGTGTTGATGAAAACGGAATGACTACAGCAAGAGCGTTGTATGATTTCTTGGAACTAGCCCAAGGACAGTTTTCAAGATGGGCGAAAACAAATATTGAATCCAATGAGTTCTATGAGGAAAACAAAGATTGGTGGGGGTTCGACATCATGTCGAACGGTAATAATTGCAAGGATTACCGGCTTACAACGGACTTTGCAAAACACTTGTCTATGGAATCCCATTCTTCAAAAGGGAAGATTGCTCGACAGTATTTTATTACCGTAGAGGATAAAGCCAAGGAAATGGCAATCAACCGATCACAGCTTTCGCCACAGATGCAAATGTTTTATGCCATTGCTGACGGACAGGCAAAAATGGAGTTGGAGCAGAAGCGGCAGGCGGAACAACTGAACCATGTGGAGCAGAGAGTTGAGAGCATCCGGGAAGTAGTTGCGCTCGATACAACATCATGGCGTGATGATACCGGAAACATCTTGCGGAAGATCAGCATGGAGCTTGGCGGCGGGCAGGCATATAGCCAGGTAAGAGCCGAAAGCTATGAACTGTTGTCAAAGCGAATGGGTGTAAATCTGAAACAGAGACTTACGAATAAGCGCAGGAGAATGGCTGATGAAGGTATCTGTAAATCGACCAGAGACAAATTATCCTATGTGGATATTATCGCAGAGGATAAGAAGCTGGTTGAAGGATATACGGCTATTGTGAAAGAAATGGCAATTAGATACGGCGTTGGGAAAGATTAGAACTGAATGAGTTTCTTCCTATTATATAAAGCACGCAGAAAGGAAAAGTCATGAAGAACGCAATTAGATTTATCATCGGTGCGGTAGCGTTGGAGTATTCATTAGTAGCCGCGTGCTACATGGATTGTGACGGAGTGATCGGGAATGTGGATGCAATCAAGTTTGTTGTTGGCGCGGCAGTAGCTGCAGCAATGTATTTCTGGTCGGAGCTTGACAGGAAGAGAGCCGAACTTGATAAGCGCATCAAGCGCCGCAGAATGAGAGAGAACGTATGGTGAGTATGTACATAAGCGGGACGAGATGCACCACGCGGGAAAAGAGAATGCTTGTGGAACTGTTGGCAGGCAAACAGAAAAAAGAGGATCGAGAAAATTTTCAAGATGTTCTTGATTCTGAAATGAAAAAATTGGAACCAGACACCCGACCAAAGCTGAATGATTCCAATAAAATGCAATAGCATAAGCTATTTGCGTCCATTTTAGCACGAGAAGAAAGGAAAAGCAAATATGAATGAAATTACAAATAATAAAGTGAAGTTGACCGGAACAGTCGTTTCCGAACCGGAGTTTAGTCATGAAGTATATGGAGAACAGTTTTTCAATCTGTTTCTCGAAGTAAAAAGAATCAGCGGTGTTGCAGATATAGTTCCGTTGACCATTTCAGAGAGATTGTTCAATCGCGAAGATAAATGTGCAGGAACCTCGGTTAGAGTTTTCGGACAGTTCCGATCATACAACGAGCATGAGGGAAACAAGAACCGCTTAGTGTTATCTGTTTTCGTTCGCGAAATTGAAAGGGTTGTGAATGACTACGACGAAGAAAACGAGATCGAGATTGACGGATTTGTATGCAAAAATCCGGTATATCGCAAGACACCGCTTGGCAGAGAAATAGCAGATGTTTTGATTGCTGTAAATCGTTCCTATGGTAAATCAGATTATATCCCATGTATCTGTTGGGGAAGAAATGCAGTATATGCATCTGGACTTCCGGTTGGAGCACATTTGAAACTTACAGGACGCATTCAGAGCCGGAACTATACCAAACATTACCCGGATGGAACAGAAGAAAACCGGACAGCATATGAAGTTTCTGTATCGAAAATTGAGGAGGAAATCTAATGGGAAAGAATAATTACGTCTGTGTTCCAAGGGAAGAGTACAATGAACTGATTGAGTGCAAGTTACATATCAACACACTGTATGAATTCATTACAAAGGAACATGCGCAAAGCATTAAAGCGAGCGGACATAAGCGCGAAGTCATAGGCATGGGAACTATCGAGCTTGCTTGTGGATATTATGACAATGAAAATTATTTCAACAATCTGAAAAGAGAATATAAGGAAAGGAGGGGAAAGAAATGCGAATGATTTTAAAATCGCTCCATATTGAAAATTTCAAAGGTGTAAAGGATAAGACATACGAATTCGGAAAGACAACAAGGGTTTCCGGCATGAACCGGAGAGGAAAGACCACAATCGGGGCGGCATGGTACTGGCTGACGTCTGATAAGAACTATGAACTTGTCAGCAATCCAAACATTAGACCGGACAATATAGAAGATTGCATTCCAACCGTTACTGCAGATGTTGATGTGGACGGAAAAGAGATTACTCTTTCCAAGATGCAGAAGCGAAAAGTTGGAAAACCGGATAAAAATGGAGTTTCGAAAGTTACTATCACAAATACATATGAGATCAATTCTGTGCCTAAGACAGAACGTGATTTTAAGGCATATCTGGAAGAATTAGGGTTTGAGTTTGATAAATTCCTCATTTGTTCGCACCCGAATGTGTTCACTAAGGATTTGTCGTTAAAGAAAAAACAGGATGAAATGAGAAAATCCTTATTCGCTATGGCAAGCAAAAAAACAGATTTAGAGATTGCGCAAATGAATAAAGAAACTGCGGATGTTGCCAAATTGCTTGAATCCTACAAATTTGAAGAGATTGAAGCCATGAACAATGCTTCCAAGAGGAAAGCAGTTGAACAGTTAGATGCGATTCCTAATCAGATTATCGGTTTGGAGAAAGCGAAAGTTGATGTTGATGTGGCGGAGCAGGAGTTGGCAAAAGCTGACTTAACAAGAAAAATTGCTGATTTAGATGGCAAGATTGCAAATTCTGGTAGCACCATTGGAGATTTGAGAAGCAGAGAAATGCAGTTGCAGTTCGATATGTCTGGAATCACGCAGGTCATGAGCCGAGAAGTGACCGATAAACGAAGAAAACTTGATGATGCCATCTTTGATGCAGGCAGAAAAGTAGATGATTTGAAAAATCAGATTCAGATTGCAGAAAATCAGATTAAATTGAATGAAAAGGCTATCTCTGATGCCGATGCTGAACGCAAGGACTTAGGCGCGAAATACAATTCCGAGATAGCCAAGGCATTTGATGAAGCGCCTTACCTGTTTGACGAATCCAAGTGGGTATTTGATGAAAATAGCACTGTTTGTTCACTGTGCGGTCAGAAGTTGCCAGAAGATAAAATCGAGCAGTTAAAGGCAGATTTTGAGCAGAAAAAATCGAATGCCAGGGAACTTTTAAAAAGACAGCACGACAATGCTTACGATGATTTCAATATTAGGAAGAAAGATACGCTTAATGGTTTGATTAAGGATGGAAACGGATGCAAGTCAGTAATTGAGTGCAAAACCAAAGAGAATGCCGATTTGCAGCAGTCTATTGAATCCTTGAAGAAGCAGGAGCAGGAAACACTTGCGCAGAAAGAGGAACTTTCCAAGCAGTTATCACAGTTGCCGGAAGAAGCGGATTATTCGCAGAATGCCGAGTATGTGAAGTTGAAAGCCGAACATAACAAGGTTCTTGCGGAACTTGCCAAAACTGATTCTCTTGACCATGACGAGCTAATGTTCCAGTTCGAGGAAGAAAAAGCCGATTTGCAGGCACAGCTCGATGAAGTTAATAAGATCATCGCGCAGGCTGAAAACAATGTTCGTATTGATGAACAGATTGCGGATATGCAACAGAAACAGCGTGAGTATGGACAAGCAAAGGCAGATGCCGAGAAGATTCTTTATCAGCTCAAAGAGGTTTCAAAGCGAAAGAATGGGTTGCTTGTTGAGGAAATCAATCAGCATTTCGGTATTGTACGTTGGAAGTTGTTCGATTTCCAGAAAAACGGAGAATATAAGGAAGTTTGTATTCCTACGGTGCTTGATGAAGAAACCGGCATTTATAAGGTATTCGGGGACACAACAAACACTGGCAGGGAAATTGAAGCGAAGATTGATATTTGCAACAGTTTTCAGAAGTTCTTTAATATGTATGTTCCGATTTTCCTTGATGGTGCAGAAAGTATCAATGATGAATATGTACCGGCTGTTGATACGCAGCTAATTCTTCTGACAGTAACAGAGGACAAGCAGTTGAAAGTCGAGGGAGTGTAGGATGGAAACGTTAGGGAAAATTTTAAGCATCGAAGAAATAACGAATGTATCTTTAGAAAATACCGGTTCGTTAAATGGTAGCAATGGGTCTAGGCTTGGCATCATGCAGATGATGAGCTGTTTAATGGGCGGTGCATCTTATGATGGGTACAAAGTCAAAACGGATAAGCATGAATTTCTTTTGCTGATTGACAATGGACAATGTTGTTGTGAAAGCTGGGGATATTTCTACTTAAATGATGATGAACAGGAGTTTATCGGTTCTGAATTAAGAGCGGTAAATCTTACAGATAAGGCGCTTAATAAGAAAAAGGTAGATGAATCAGGCTATTACGAAGATTGCGGCGGTATTCAGTTTGTCGACTTTGAAACAGATAAAGGCACATTACAATTCGCAGTCTACAATGCACATAACGGCTATTATGGTCATCCAATTATATTCGCAAAGGATAAAGAAATTTTCTATCAGGATACATTGTAGAAAGCGAGGACACCGAATGTCAAGAATAGGGACAAAAAATAACATCATACAGCCGGACGCAAGGTGTATGTCATGCAAGCGTTGGAAGAGTGCAAGTAAAGGGTTCTGGGGAAGAGCCGGACATTGTTCTCTTCCGTATTGCGAGAAAGATATGAGAAATAAAGGAAAGAGAGGTTACAGATAAATGGATGATATTGAAAAATTGAAGGCTGAAAACTCAGATTTGCGAACAAAGGTAAATGACCTTGAGCGTAATGAATATAGCCTTATAGAAAAACTTAGAAAAGTCTCAGAAACAAACGAAAGACTTTTGCGTATTCTTGAAAATTTGTCAAATGGATATGTGAAAAAGGAGAGGTAATTATGCAGTATATCAAAGCGAAATTTCCAAACAGCACAAGAAGCTACGTGTATCGCACCGAGGATTCCGTAAAAGCCGGTGACATGGTTGTAAATGCCAAAGGTGCAAAGCTGACGGTCACGGATGAAACCGTGGATATGAAGTGGGTGGATACCTACGTTGCTGATAAGGTGGCGGTTGTGAAAAAGTATGAGGAACCGGTAGCTGCCGGAGAAAGCGAGGAATAAATAATTATGGCAGAAACAAAGAAACAGGAAGTTGCAGTTAAGCAGGAAATGAATACAAGACTTTCATTTTATGCAAATCAGTATACCGGACTTATGGAGCGTGATTTCGCAGAACATGGTCTTGCCTTTGATGATTATTCCAAACAGTGCGTTATGGCATCTATGAGTGCTATTTACAACCTTGTTACATCGAATAAGGCGGCTATGGAAAATCTGAATGGTTCTAATTTGAGACAGGTTATCGGGCAGGTTTCCAGCCTTAAACTTAATGCAAATGCCGTGCCAAGAGAGTGTTATTTCCAGTTGAGAAATAAGCAGGATGCCAATGGAAATTGGTATAAAGAGGTTGAAATGGGTATTGAGGGAGACGGAAACGATGCACTTCTCCGTAATTTCGGTGTTGGTGTTAAAAAGGTCTATCCGGTATGGCTTGTGAAAGAAGGGGATGAATTTACATATCCGAAGCACAGAGGTGTTGAAGTTACGCCGCCGGAGTGGGAAGAAAAAGGATTGTCGCAGAAAGTAATCCGTGTAGTTTATCCAGTCGAGATGGACGGTGGAAAGATTGAATATATGATTGCCGAGCGAGAAGGTGTAAAAGGAAACCTTTTGGCTCATGTGCGCAACAATCTTTTGAATGAAACGTTTGGAATTTGCGAGAATAAGCGCAAGGCAACCGACAAGCAAAAGGCTGAAATTAAGGCTAAAAAGGACGAGATTATCAGTGCACTTCTCGGATGCAAGACATTGGAAGAAATGCTTGCTTGTGAAGTGGCAAGACCTTATATGAGCGCGGCGTGGAGAGAAACTTCCGAAGCTATGATTATTCGCAAGATGCGTAATAATGCAATCAAGAAGCATCCGAAAGACCTTAACGCTATGGCTACACAGTCACTTATGCAGATGGATGAAACTTATCAGCAGACGCAGGAAGAAATTGCCGAGAACGCCAATTCAGAGGATTTTGTTGTAGATGCGGAAGCAAAAGAAGTTGAAAGCGCAGCAGTCGAAGCGGAAGTTGTTGAATCGGCAGAGAATGACGAGAATTTGCCGGACTTTATGAAAGATTAGGAGGCTGCCATGAGAGTTATATCACAGGACGGAACGCTTGATATGCCATACGAAGAGGTGATTATTAAGAGATTCAAGTCAAGGATTTATTTCCTGAACAAAAACTTAACAGGTGTTGAGTCGCTTAATGATGACATGCAAATTGCTGAATATTCCACCGAAGAAAAAGCAAAGAAAGCTATGGAAATGCTTAGAAATGCGTATGCTGGCAAGTTTATCACAAATGCAGATATTCCAGAGGATTTCAATGAAACAATAAAGACCGTAATGAAAGGCGGTTTTGGAACTGTAATCGTAAAAGATTCTTGTGATCGGGTAGAATTTAACAATCTGAATGGATATTTTCAGTTTCCGATAGAGGAAGAATTGGAGTAGCCTATGGAATTAAAAGTTTTAGGTTCCGGTTCATCCGGTAACTGCTACATTCTGGAGAATGACAACGAAGCATTGATAATCGAAGCAGGGTTACCATTCATGGAAGTTAAGAAAGCATTGAATTTCAATGTGATGAAGATTAAGGCAGTAATCACAACCCATATCCATTCTGACCATCATCAGTACTTCTTTCAGTATGTTAGAGCCGGTATTCCAGTGTGGGAGCCGTTCAAATTGATAGACGGAAATATCCTACAGTTTGGAAAAGAAAGCTTTAGCATACGAGCATTTGAAAACCGGGATAAGTCCGGCAGATGGTTGCATAACAACGGAGACGGTTCAGAATGTCCTTGCTACGGATTTTACATCACACACCCGGATATAGGCAGTTTGGTGTATGCCACAGATACCGAATATGTCCGATGGCGGTTTAATGGAGTGAATCATATCTTATGTGAAGCCAACTACGATATGCAATTTGTTAATCGGGACGATCCGAACTACGAACACCGCCTACGAGGTCATATGAGCCTTGATACGGCACTTAAATTTATTTCTACTAACGATAACCCGGCATTGAGAAATGTCGTTCTAATTCACTTATCAGATAAAAGCGGAGATCCCGCACTATTCAAACAAAAGACAGAAGAAACAGTTAAATATGGAGCAAATGTTTATATTGCAGAAAAAGGATTAGAGGTTGATATGAACCTTTGTCCGTTCTGACAAGCAATAATTTTGACCGGTCAATTTTATATATAGCAACTATTAACCATGCACAGAAAGGAATTTTTATGAATCCAATTGATTTAGCAGAATTAGCAGGCGGTGCATTGCAGGAAAAGTCCCAGAAAGCATTGCAGGATGTTTTTGAAAATATGCAGGATCCTAATACACCGTGGAAGAACAAACGCGAGGTAGTTATCAAGTTAAAATTCACGCAGAACGAAGACAGAGACGATGCGACTTGTGAAATTTCTGTTGAAAAGAAACTTGCACAGCCGAAGCCAGTAGAGACAAAGTTTGCCCTTGGAACCAATCTTACAACCGGAGAAGTTCTTGCCGAGGAATACGGACCAGGTATCAAAGGTCAGATCTCCCTTGATGAATACCAGAAAGAAAAGCAGATCGATGGAAAGACCGTAGATACGGACACAGGAGAAATAATCGAGGACACTAAGGAAAATGATGGAGTTGTAGATTTCAGACAAGTAAAACAGGCATAGAAAGAAGAGGTAAAAAATTATGATTAAAGAAGCATTGGAGTATATCGTTGGTTTAAAAACACCGGTTATCAATGAAATTGGTGGCAATACATATTCGGACAAGCCGCTTAACCGCATCAGTTACGTTCCGTATGCGGGTGCGATCGAAATGAAAACATTGACGAGTCTTGTAGAGTATATCAAGGCAAACATTGACTGCATGTCGGAAAAGATGATTATTCATGTGATTTCTCCGACTGAAGTTCACTTATATTCATCTCTCGATGCAGATAGAAAGCGGGAACATTTGGTTGAGGTCAATGCAGAGTTGCCGGATTTCCGGTTTGGAAGTTTTATTGATCATGAAAGCTTTGTGATTGCCTTGCAGTCAAAATTTGTTTCGAATGCTGACAGGGATCTTGTTTTGAAATTTGCAGGAACGGTAGAAGACGGAACTGTTGCACAGTATGGTGATGATGGCGTTACGCAGAAAGCAACCGTTAAGACAGGGCTTGCTAGCAAAGCAGATGCTGTTGTGCCAAATCCGGTTACTCTGATTCCGTATAGAACATTTTTAGAAGTGCAGCAGCCGGCAAGTGATTTTATTTTTAGAATGAAATCCGCAAATGGTGTGCAATGTGCAATCTTTGAAGCTGATGGTGGGGCATGGAAAAACGAAGCCATGGATAATATCAAAGAATATCTGAAGAATGAGCTTGCTGATTTAAAACAGTTCACAGTCATTTCATAGGTTGAAACACCAAGGCGAAAGCCTAAAAGAAACCTTTGTTCGGCGAGTAGTTATCACAAATTATTGAAAGCCGTGTTTTGGCGGTATATCCCCTATATGCCGCCGACCTTTAGAAAGGGGATGAAACTTTGAAAATATGCAAATATTGCGGGTCTGATTTTGAACCGAAGCGACCAGATCAAAAATATTGCAGGCCAAAATGTGCGAGCAGATTCGGGCAGTTTAAAAATTTTAAAAAGCGTGGAAAAATCGTGTATACAAGAATATGCCCGAAATGTGGCAGAATTTTTATGACAATAGATGAACACAAGGTAGATTGCCAGGATTGTATGAGCGACGCCATTAAAGAGCGCACGGAAAAACCAAAGAAAAAGAATGATGTAATCAAGACTGTGAACCACATGGCGCGTGCCGCAGGGATGAGTTATGGAAAGTTTGTGGCTCAAATGAGTATGAAGTCGTTGGAGAGGGAGTGATTGGGTGGACTACAAGAAATTCAAACAGGCAAAAGCTATTGAAGCTCAAAATAAGCAGAAATGGCTTGCGCTGAATCCAAAGCTGAATGATGAAAGCGGAATATACTTCTTGCTTCGAGAAGATGAAAATGGATTTAAGTATGCTTATATCGGGCAGGCACTACATGTAATCAGCAGATTGTGTAGCCACCTCGTAGGCTATGGTCAACACATAGACCTTAGTTTGCGAAAGCATAAGCTGTACAACAAGAGCGACAACCCTTATGGTTGGCGAGTTGAATTTTTGAATTTCCCAGAGAGCCAGCTTGATAAAAAGGAGAAATATTACATCAAGTTATATGCAGATAAAGGCTATCAATTGCGCAATGTCAGTTTGGGCGGTCAAGGAGAAAATCGCGCAAGTGGTTCAATCGGAGAAAGAAAAGCGGTCAAAGGTTATATGCGGGGCGTACAACAAGGCAAAAAGACTCTTGCCAAGGAATTGTCGCATATCGCTGAAAAGCACCTTGAAATCCGTTTGAAGCCAGAGAAACAGGGCAATAAGGTTTCCGAAAAGCAGTATGAGAAGTTTATGGCTTTGATTTCTGAAAATACATATGAGGAGAGTGATTAGATGGCAGAAAATAAACGTTACTATTGGCTGAAACTTATGGATGATTTTTTTGGTAGTAAACGAATCAAGAAACTCCGAAAGATGGCCGGTGGCGATACATATACGATTATCTATCTCAAAATGCAGCTATTGTCTCTGAAAAAAGGCGGCTATTTGGAATACTCTGGTCTTGAAGATGAATTTTACAAAGAGATCGCCCTTGATATTGACGAGGACGAAATCAATGTTCAAGTTACGATTCAGTATCTTCTTTCCTGTGGATTGATCCAGACAGCCGACAATATCGAGTATCTTATGCCTTTTGTGCAAGATAACTTAGGAAGTGAGACGGCAAGCACTCGTAGAAGTCGTAAATCTAGGGAAAATGCACAAAAAGCGTTGCAATGCAACAGTGGAGCAACAGTGTGCAACAATTTGCAACAAAAATGCAATGTAGAGATAGAGAAAGATATAGAGATAGATACAGATATAGAGAAAGAAAATACAAAAGAAAGTTCCCCAGTGGAACGGTTTGCAGATTTTGTTGCAGCCTACCCGAAAGCCTGTACCGGATATCTGGTAGAGACGGAATACTGCAATGCGGTAGCCGCTGGGGTGCCGGAAGAGGATCTGATCACCGCGGCAAGAAATTATGCAGTTGCCTGCCGGAAGAAAAAGACACCGGTTCGGTATATCAAGAATCCCGAAAACTTTTTGAAAGAAAACCTGTTTATGGCTTACGTGAAAGGAGCGGATGATGGACCAGCAAATGAAAAGCATGATCAGCGAGATGATGGAGCGCGTGAGAAGTCGCTCAACGAATTGCTCGCAGAACGCGGAATCTCCGGAGAGTTCGAAGGATTTTGATGTTTGCCCGGTCTGCCACGGCAGCGAGTGGATTTTAACGGAAAAAGACGGCGTTGAAACAGCAAAGCCGTGTAAATGCCGGGAGCGTGCGATTATGTCGCGTCGGCTGCGTTTTGCAGATATCCCGGAAGCGTTCCGGGGAATGGATTTGAAAACCTTCCGGGTGGATGTGTACCGGCAGCCGGACAGCAAAAAGAAAGTGGTGGATGCCTGCCGGATAGTAAAAGCCTATCTCAGTGATTTTGAACACCAGAAGGAGCAGGGCATGGGTTTGTTTATCTGGTCCCGGACGAAAGGGAGCGGGAAAACCCGGATTGCCGCCGGAATCGCCAACGAGCTGATGAAAAATTATGCGGTCAAGTTCGCGGTGTCCTTAACAATCCTGCAGGAGATTAAAAATACATGGCGGCGGGATGCGGAATACAGTGAGAGCCGGTTACTGGGTGCGCTTAGTGCGGCGGATGTGCTGATTATCGATGATTTCGGAGTAGAAGCACCGGCTGCATGGATCAACGACAAGCTGTACCAGATCATCAATGAAAGGTATATCAACAAGCGCGTGACGATTTTTACCAGCAATGAGTCCTTGGAGACTTTGCAGTATGATGACCGCATTACGAACCGGATCAAGGAGCGAACCTACCAGATCGCATTCCCGGAAGAAAGCGTGCGGGATCATATCGCAGAGCTGCATCAGGAGGACATGATCCGGAAGCTGATGGACGGTTGAAACACCAGCGAAAGCAAAAGAAACCATTGCAAGTGCGGAATTATAGTTATCACAAAAGCCATGTTCTTAACTTGCCGACACCGGGGCGGCAATCGCCCCATTACCAAAAGGGGTGAGAGAAATACATAAAAGCAATAAGGACAAACGTCTGGAGCGTGAAAATATAAAGCTGATCGGGCAGATCCAAGGATACGAAGATTCCAAGCCGGAACATCGGGACCCGAAAGCATACAAGAAATTTAAGGCAGAGCCTACTTACTACGGCAGTGGCAGGATTTGCAGCTATGGGGACAAGACGAAAGTCTGTGATCCAGGCTGTATATTTTGGAACACCTGTGTAAAAGGGCGGAATGCTGGAAAGGAGAATAAATGCACAGAGTAAATCAGAGAGAGCGGTTGATCCCGATGAACATATACCGGAAAGAGATTGCAAGGGCGCGTCTGGGGGATAATATTGCGAACCATATGGGATTTATATTTGCCCTTGCACTGTATGACAAATTTGATCTGACATTTAAGCAGATCACGAACTATTACACCAAAACAGTAAACAAGCGTGTTGCATGGCAGGACGATGATAACGAAGATGTTACAAGCGAAAGCATGATGGAGTATTGCCGGAAACGGAAAATTGATGTGGTCGGCTGGGTGAAGTCGATTCCGATGCCACAGAAGCTTTACATGGCGGACATCCAGAAAGGGCGAGCAGTGCTTGGTGCAGATCGGAACATCGAGAGTGCACTTGCATCAACGATGTATCTGACAATCCCGACATTGAAAGAGTCATATCGATTCTCGAATGCTAAGATTGAGGAATTTATGAAGTGGGTTTCCTATTACATTGATTCCTATTGGAGAAAACAGCCGAAGAGCAAAGAACACTATCTGTCAGATGCGATTATCCGGCAGACATTTATCGAGGATGAGCATTGGGACATTGTTACAGGAAAGAAGGTGGGATGCCGATGCTTGAATGTATAAAGAATATGGCAAAGCCACACAACGATACTAGATGGATTCCGGTTAAATATCATGTAATGACAGAGGAAGAACGAAAGGCAGGAGGTTTTTCTAATGACATTGTATATTATCTCGATTGTAAGATGCCGGATGATGAGCAGGAAATCATTGCGACAAACGGGAAATATGTGTGGGTTGATACTTGCATCGTGAATGATGGGTATGCATTGGATAGCGGACATGATTGGATTGAGGATGTAATTGCTTGGATGCCACTGCCAGAGCCGTACGAGGAAAGAGAGGAGGCGTAGAAATGGGAGTTTTGCTTGCATTATCAACCTTATTTATATGGGGTCGGCTGGTTAATATTGATTACGACCTAAAAGATATCAGCAAAGAGCTGAAAAAGATGAACGAAAGGAGAAATGATGGGAGATAGATATTTATTCCGCGGAAAGCGGATTGATAATGGTGAATGGGTAGTTGGGCATTTTTATGAATTTATGGGTAAATCCTATATTTTTGAACCACCTTTTACAAGTAAAGATCTTACTTATGAGGTAGACCCATCTACCATCTGTCAGTGCACCGGACTTAAGGATAAGAACGGCAAGCTGATTTGGGAGAATGATATTTTGATGTGTCATGGAAACTCAGAAGACCTTGTGAAAGCCGTTTTTGGAGAATTTAATGTAATCAACGCAGAAACACTGGAAGTTATTGATCGTGTTATTGGTTGGCATTATGAGGTTGTTCCAACAGATGCGCTAAGCAAGTGTGAGCCGTTCTGCTTTCCAATGCCACTTACAGAGGAATATGTAAAGACATGCGAAATGAAAGTTGTTGACAATCCGGAACTGTTGGAGGTGTGAGTATGAAACTATATGAATATAAAGGGAAAATCTACTGTGAAGAAGATATTTCACTTGAAAATGATGATTATGTCGGTGACTTGTATGATTTGTATTGGGAGTTAAAAAAAGACGGAAAATGCAATGAAACAACAATATATTATACAAGTACTGATTGTGGCAAAACATACTCTGAAGCAGAGGAAATGATCAATGAAGAATTTTCCGATTTGGTTATTGGAAATTATGGAGATGATAAAGAATGAGTAAAGAACTTAAACCATGCCCGTTCTGTGGCTGCCATGACCGCAGAGTGAGCGTAAGAAAAATGGGAAGTGAAGGATACAGGATTATATGCGGTAAATGCGGATGTGCTGGTCCGTATGTAAAAATTAAAGAATTTCCTAACAAGATGGACGCGCAGGGAAAAGCAAAGGAAACATGGAACAGGAGGGTAAAGATCGAGATTGTGAAAGGCGGTGGAGTAGATGCGAAAACCGATTCCTAAATCCGTAAGGAAACAGGTGTATGCGAAATATAATGGGCATTGCGCTTATTGTGGCTGTGAAATACCGGAGAAAGGTTTTAACGTAGACCATTTGCATTGCCTTAGAAATTATGAATACACAGAAATAGACGTGCATGATATCAAAAATCTTATGCCGTCCTGTGGTTCGTGCAATCGGTATAAGTCAACGATGGACTTAGAAGACTTTAGAAAGGAGTTGCAGAAAATACCGGACAGGCTGAAAAGGGATGTGTGTACATACAATATTGCTCTGCGGTATGGCATGGTGCACGAGGACAGAGAGCCGATTAAATTTTACTTTGAGAAAGTAGGTGGAATAAATGGGAAAGAGCAGAGCCAGTAAGATGAACGGCTACCGTAGCATGGTAAGCCGTCAGAAAAATGATGTTTTTAAGTTTAAGCAGAAACGCAGTAAGAAGAAAGGGTGATGGTATGGCGAATAGTACAGATATGGCATACAGACGAGATAATTTCATCTTGCAATTTCTCGATTCTGTATGCCAACCACCGAAAGAGTATTCGCAACAGGATATAGATGATTGTAACGATGCAATTGCAGAATATGAATGTATGTTGCAATATGCTATTGATTGTAAAAACAAGAATGAGATCGCATTTTTGAGATCAGAAATTCAACACACAAAAGCTGAAAAGCGGTATATCAAGAGAATGATGAAAAACAGAATGGAACCTGCACTCACATAATTTTCACATGATAGAGAGTTTGCGATTGTTAAGACCGAAGCACTTGGGGAACACATGATGTTCTAATCGTAGTCGAGAGGTCGAGAATTATGCTTGTGCGTAATCTGGTTTGGATAGTGGCTATACTCCAAATCCAAACACAACACATTCTCTTGATGAATTACTTTCTAATGTTCCTAAGAATCAGACGATTGGAGATAATCTGATTCGGGCATGGAACATCATTAATAACAAAAACTATGAAACAATAGTGTGTTCTGTCTCCGGTGGTTCTGATAGCGACATTATGGTTGATATATGCGTTAAAGTAGATATTTGCCACAAAATCCGATATGTATGCTTTAATACCGGACTGGAATACGGAGCAACAAAGGAACACATCAAATACTTAGAAGAAAAATATGGAATAAAGATTGAAATATTCGAAGCATGGCAACACGGAATGACGATTCCAAAAGCCTGTACGACATACGGACAACCGTTCTTGAGCAAAACCGTAAGCGAGTTTATAAGCAGATTGCAGAAACATAATTTTAAGTGGGAAGATAAACCATTTGAGGAATTGTATGCAGAATATCCGAAATGCAAATCAGCTTTAATGTGGTGGTGCAATTTGAAACCGGGCAAAAGAAATAATATCAGTTGGAATAAATGGCTCAAGGAATTTTTGATTGCAAACCCGCCAACATTCCGAATATCAAATAAATGTTGCGAAAAGGCAAAGAAAGATATTTCCCACAGAATAAAGTGTGATCTGATGATTACCGGCATACGGAAAGCAGAGGGCGGTGCAAGGGCGGCATCTTACAAGAATTGCTATAGTCAAAAAGACGGAGATACAGACGAATACAGACCTTTATTCTGGTACACGAATGATGACAAGAAATGTTATGAACAGCATTACGGCATTGAACATAGCAGATGCTACACAGAATACGGCTTGAAAAGAACCGGTTGCTGTGGTTGTCCTTGTGGGCGAAACCTTGAATTTGAACTTGAAGTGCTGAAACAGCATGAGCCAAATTTGCACACAGCCGTATGTAATGTATTTAAAGATAGTTATGAATATACAAGAGAATATCATGCATTTTGCAATGAAATGAATAGGAAACAGAAGACATATTACCAAATGACAATAGACGAGTTTATTGAGAATTAAGAAAGGAGCCGGAACCTATCCGGATAAAAGGCGCGCCGGGTTCCTTTCAAAAAATGACATATAGAGAATTCTTAGAAACAAAAATTGAGCTGGCTACAGACAGCGGGTTTGTTGTAAAGCCAGAAAAAGTAAATAAGGTATTGAAGCCACATCAGAGAGATGCTGTGGTGTGGGCGCTGAAAGGTGGCAGGCGTGCGCTGTTTGAGAGTTTTGGGCTTGGAAAGACAGTACAGGAAATAGAGTTTTGCCATTTGGCAGCAGAACATAGCGGTGGCCGTGCGTTGATCGTGTTGCCGCTTGGAGTAAAGCAGGAGTTCACGCATGATGCGGTGGAAGTGCTTGGATATGAGAAACCGGAGTATTGCCGGACAATGGAAGAAGTGGAGCAAAGCAAAAGCCAGATCGTATTAACAAATTATGAGCGTGTACGGGATGGGGATATCCGGCCAGATTACTTTGCAGCAACATCACTCGACGAAGCCAGTGTTTTAAGAAGTTTCGGAAGTAAAACTTATCAGACGTTTTTAGATAAATTTAAAAATGTTCCGTATAAGCTGGTAGCCACGGCTACACCATCACCAAACAAATACAAAGAGCTGATCCATTATGCCGGATATTTGGAAGTGATGGATACCGGGCAGGCATTGACGCGGTTCTTCCAACGCGACAGCACAAAAGCGAACAACCTCACATTGTACCCAAACATGGAAGATGAGTTTTGGATGTGGGTAAGCAGTTGGGCGCTTTTTATCACGAAACCTTCAGATCTCAATCCAGAGTATTCAGATGAGGGATATGATCTGCCGCCACTTGATGTAAGATGGCATGAATTGCCGGTGCATTATGGAGATACTGCAGATCGGGATGGACAGATGCAGTTATTTCAGGAAGCGGCCGAGGGATTGAAAGAAGCTGCGGCAGTCAAAAGAAAAAGCATTGACCGCCGTGTAACAGAAATGAAGCGGATTGTGGAAGAATCGCCGGAAGATCATTTCCTTTTATGGCATGATCTGGAAAATGAACGGCACGCAATCAAGAAAGCGTTGCCGGATGTGGTGGATATCTACGGATCTATGGACTATGACCTGCGGGAACAGCGAGTAATTGATTTCTCGAATGGACGGACAAAATTATTTGCCACAAAGAAATCATTATCAGGATCCGGATGTAACTTTCAGAGATATTGTCACAGGGAGATATTCCTTGGAATTGATTATGAGTTCAACGATTTTATTCAGGCGGTACACCGGTGTTACCGCTTTTTACAGAAAGAACCGGTTGTGATTGACATTATTTATATGGAAAACGAGCGACAAATCAAAGAAGCACTTCTGGAAAAGTGGAAGAATCACAATCACATGGTTGCAAAGATGATCGAGATTGTAAAGAAGTATGGTCTTAACTCGAAAAATAAGACACAGCGGTTAGAAAGGAAGATGGGCGTGGAAGGCAGCAGAGAAGAGAGAACAGTGAGAGGAAACTATTATGAAGCGGTATATGGGGATTGCGTAGAGGAAACCCGGGCAATGGAAACAAGCAGCATCGATCTGATACATACCTCGATTCCATTCGGTAACCATTACGAATACAGCGCAAATTATAACGATTTCGGGCATAACCAGAATACGGATCGATTTTTTGAGCAGATGGATTTTCTCACACCAGAACTGCTCCGAGTCCTGAAGCCGGGGCGTGTGGCTGCAATCCATGTTAAGGATCGCGTACTGTTCGGAAATGCGACTGGTACCGGGATGCCAACTATTGAACCATTCCACGCGCTTTGCATTGCGCATTACATGAAACACGGATTCCAGTATTTCGGAATGATCACGGTCGTGACCGATGTGGTTCGTGAGAATAACCAGACATACCGCCTCGGATGGACGGAACAGTGCAAGGATGGTTCAAAGATGGGTGTAGGATGTCCGGAATATATCTTGCTTTTCCGTAAGCTGCCAAGCGACAGATCCACTGCATACGCAGATGATCCGGTGAAGAAGTCCAAAGAGGATTACACACGCGCCCAGTGGCAGATCGACGCACATGGATATTGGAGATCATCTGGCGACCGGCTGATCAGCAAAGAGGAGTTAAAGGATTTTCCGGTAGACAAGCTGCAACAGGTGTACAGAACATACAGCCGCGGGAATGTTTATGACTATGCGGAGCATTTGAAACTCGCAGAAGAACTGGACAGGAACGGAAAGCTGCCCGCAACGTTTATGGTAGTCGCGCCGGGATCCTGGAATCAGTTGGAAGTGTGGGATGATATCAATCGGATGCGTACCCTTAACACCACGCAGAGCCGCAGACGCGCTCAGATGCACGTATGCCCGTTACAGTTGGATATCGTGGAGAGAATCATCAACAGATACAGCAATGAGGGCGATACGGTCTATGATCCGTTCGGTGGCCTTATGACAGTACCAATGACGGCGGTTAAGATGCATCGGAACGGCAAGGGATGCGAATTGAATCCGGATTACTTCCGGGATGGCGTTGGATATCTGCAGGCAGCGGAGAATGAAGTGGACGAGCCGACATTGTTTGATTTTATGCCGGAGGTGATGCCATGATTAACGGAGAACTGATCGTTGACAATTTCGCCGGAGGTGGCGGTGCATCCACCGGGATAGAACTGGCTACCGGCTACAGTGTAGATATAGCCATCAACCATGATCCGGAAGCTATTAAGATGCACAAGGCAAATCATCCGAATACAAAGCATTATTGCGAAAATGTGTGGGCGGTTGATCCGGTCAAGGCAGCCAATGGGCATCCTGTCGGACTTGCCTGGTTCTCGCCGGACTGCAAGCACTTTTCAAAGGCAAAAGGTGGCAAGCCAAAGGATAAGAACATCAGAGGACTTGCATGGGTAGCCTGCCGATGGGCGGGGCTTGTCAGACCGAGAGTGATCATGTTGGAGAACGTGGAAGAGTTTAAAACATGGGGACCATTAAACAGACGGCACCATCCGATTAAGGAAAAGCAAGGCAAGACATTTGAGCGGTTCGTACAACAACTTCAGGATCTTGGTTATGAAGTGGAGTTCCGTGAGCTGATTGCTGCCGACTATGGTGCGCCGACTATGCGGAAGAGATTCTTCATGATTGCCAGGTGTGACGGCAAGACGATAGTCTGGCCAGAGCCGACACACGGACCGGCAGACAGCGAAGCGGTAAAAGCCGGACTGTTAAAACCATACGTTGGAGCATATACACAAATTGATTTCAGCCGACCGTGTCCGAGCATCTTTGATACTTCGGAAGAAATCAAAGAAAAATACGGTATCCGGGCGGTTCGTCCGCTGGCAAAGAAAACGATGGAACGGATCGCAAGAGGACTGAAAAAATTCGTCTTGGATAATCCGGAGCCGTTTATTATCCAGTGCAACCACGGAGGTGAGCGTAGACCGAACGACATCCGGGAGCCAATGCCGACCATTACCGGAAAACATGGGTATGGAATTGTCGAGCCAAAGCTTGCACCGTATATGGGAACCAATACAACGAATCATCCGGGTGGAAACTGCAAAGACCCGATACATACGATTACCACAGGTAATCAACAATGCCTTATCAGCCCAACACTGATCCAGTACCATTCCGAGACAGCACAGGGAGAAGTCAGGGGACAGACGATTAAAGATCCAATCATGACCGTGGATGGATCGAACCGGTACGGGCTGGTTACTTCATTCCTGCACAAGTATTATGACGGTGGCTACAAGGGCGCAGGAGATAGTATAGAAAATCCACTGCCAACTGTTACATCATGGGACCATAACAGTGTTGTTACGGCAAACTTGATCCAGATGAACAACCACTGTGACGGAAAGGATATCAGACAACCATTACCGACAATAACAGCCGGTGACGGGCACTTTGGAGAAGTCAGAGCGTTTTTGATTAAATACTATGGAGATGCCACAGGACAGGATATAGAGCAACCACTTGATACGGTTACGACCAAAGACAGATTCGGACTTGTGACAATCGAGGGTGTGGATTACCAGATCGTAGATATCGGGCTGAGAATGTTAGAACCGAAAGAGTTGTACGGATGCCAGGGATTTCCGGATGATTACATAATTGACCATGATTATACTGGAAAGACATATCCGAGAAGTGAGCAGGTAAAGCGGTGCGGCAATGCGGTGTGTCCGCCAATTCCTGCCGCGCTTGTGAAAGCAAACTTGCCAGAATTGTGTGTAGCGAAAGCGCACTGGCAACATGAGGATTAACGAGGAACAGACCGGACAAATGAGATTTGCGTAGGAGGTAGAGCATGGAGAATAATCAGTGGCAATATGAACGAATTGGCAAATATGCGAAATGCACTATATCCGCAGGGCAAAGGATATTCCAAAGAAGAAGTGCAAGCCGAGGTTATGTGTTATGAAGCGTTGAGGAGAATGGAGGAAGAAAATGAGTGATGTAAAACTTTTGCCGTGTCCGTTCTGCGGTGGAGAAATAAAACTGGATGAAGATGATTTTTATATGTTCTGCTGTGATACCTGCGGTGCAGGAATAACATTCGCACATGAATTAGAGGATGGAACCGCAGAAGATTGCACAAAAGAGGAAAGCATTGAAAGTTGGAACACCCGCAAGCCTATGGAGCGGATCGTGGAGCAGTTGGAAGAAGCTAAAGATATTGCAAATGATGATAGTGTGGTAGAAACAGTAATCACGCGAATATGGAATAAAGCAATGCAAACTGCGATTGGAGTAGTGAAAGGCGGTGGAAAAGATGAATGAGAAGGAAGCAATGAAAGATTTAATAAAACACAGGCAAGGGTCAGCTAGAGAGGTTGAAAGACTGAAAAGTGATGGACGGGACTTCTCACATTACCAAACATGTGTTGATTCTCTTGACATAGCAATCAAAGCACTCGAAGAAATCCAACAGTACAGAGAACTCGGAACTGTTGAAGAACTGCGAGAATCAATGGAAATGAAGCAGAAGTACGAAACACAATGGATTGATGATATAAACAATCCTCTTGAGCCGCTGAAACTGTCAAGTGCTTTGCGGAGCGAGATTTTTAAGCTGGAATACAGGAAAGCCAATAAGCCGAAAGAAATCAATATTCTTGATTATACGGTTATATATGCTTTAAAAGATTGCTTGGAGAGATATTCGGGAATCAGGGAGGAGTAGCCATGCAGGAAGTATTTTTGATGTAGAATTATCGGAAACAATTTAATTTTTTAGGTTTATGATGCTTTCTGCAAAAGACACAATGGGAATAAACATATTTTTAGGGATTCTATCAGAGACGCTAAAGGCAATTATCGAAATGATATTGTGTATGAAATTGTAAATCCACAAGATTAAAAAAATAAGAGCCGGACACTGCAATGCCCGGCTCCAGAGTGCTAAGACTCTCAACCTATTGTCATTATAGCACTCGCACGTACTGTAGTAAAGACTAGAATTGGAGGGTTATATGACAAAGGGAGAATTTACAAACAATTTAATATACGATATGGCTGGTTATCTGGATGCTGAAGGGACAGAGAGATTAAAAACAGCGATTGCGTACAGAATGAAAGGTTTTCATCTGGTTCCGGACGAAACCTTACCCGCTACGGATGTAAGGGACAACGAGTGGATCCTTGGCAGATACCATGTGGATCTTATCGCTGTGGGACGGAAAGAAAAAACAATCGAAATGTATCTGTATATGCTTAAAAAGTTTTTTGATGAAACCGGACTTCATTACGCAACAATGACCGGACAGGATGTGATGGACTACATAGCAATCCGGCAATACAGAGTCCTACGCCGGAAGCATACAAAAATGTCTGTCGGCGTTCGTGAAGTGGGCGTATCGAAAACATCACATTGACAGTGATATTTACTGGGATATTGATAAGATCAAGATCCCGCAGAAGCGCAAGAAACGGTTATCTGATTATGAGGTGTCGAAGTGTAAGAATACCTTAAAGACTCTAAGAGAAAAGGCACTTCTGGAACTGATGCTTAGTGCCGGTCCTCGTGTGGGAGAAATCTGTAACTTAAAAATCGAAAATCTGGACTTTGAACGTGGCGAAATTCAGATTTACGGAGAAAAGAACAGTAAATGGCGTACTTGCTTTATGACACCTGATTGCCGTGTAGCCTTGGAACAGTATATAAATGGCAGAACAGAAGGATATATCTTTTTAAATAGCCGGAATGTGGAAACAGGAAAGCCATTATGCAAAGCTACGATAGAGGAAATTGCAAAAGAGATCGCAAAGCGTGCCGGATGCCGGAATGTGGCTACGGTGCACGTATACCGAAAAACATTTGCAAGCCGGGAATATCAACGGACGAAAGATATTTTATATGTATCGCACAGACTAGGACACGCAAACACAGCGGTTACGGAGAAATACTACATCTGTGACGATATCTTGGCAGACCGGAAGATGGCGAATGTTGCGTAA